CGCAACCTGCACGTCAGGGGCTACTACAACCTCATTAATGGAACCAACATTTTCAACCGCAGTTTTTGTTGTACCCGCTACAGAATCCGCTACAGCCTTAGCTTCTTGGTCTGTTGCTCCAAGGCTTTTAGCATCCACAAATGCGGTTGTAGATAAGTCACCAGATTTTTCTGTACCTGTTTTTGCTGTAGAGTTATTTAGGCCAAGTGTTTGATTTAAGGATGCAGTAATTCCATATTCTTTATCAAGATCTTTTGCAAATTGTGTTCCCGCCGCTTTTCCTCCAGCCATGAATGCGTTTTTCAAAGCTACATCACCACTTTGTCCGCTAGCAATGGACTGAGCATATGCTGTAGCAGAACTCATCAAAGCATTGCGCTGAACGGCTGTTAATGATGTGTCCGTTAGATATTGATTGCCAATATTGGATATTGCACCCGACACGGCACCTACAGTAATACCTTTGCCAATATCTCTGCCAGATATACCCGCAGAAATACCCCCTAAAGATGCGTTTCTTGCTACATCTTGTAATAGCTTGCTGTCAATTGATTTAATCGCACTTGATAAACCTGTGTAATCAGCAATTCCGGCAGATAAATAGCTTGCTACCCCACCTTGGAGCACTTGCGCTGGCGTAGCCCCCCTAGCCAAATCTAACGCAGCTTTAGAAGCAAGTTGTACTGCGATTGATGAGCCACCAGTTGCAACAGCTAAAGCAATATCTGGAATAATACCAAACTGTCTTATGAATGCACCAAGACTATTGTCTCTTTCCGCCGCTACAGTTGGATTTGCAGAACCATCTGCTCTCCAAGATGCATAAGCAACGGTATCTTTGGGTAATGCTGTTTTATAGCCCCCTTGACCATCTGGGACAAGCGGCCACACTTGAGTACCAGTAAAGTTTAGAAGATTCCCATCTCTATCATAACGAGCATATATTCCATTGCCATTGCTAACATCAACGTTAGCATACGGCATCTGCTCCTCGCCAAAATCTAAAGTGCTAGGATCAACTTTTTTAGGAGCCTTATCTAAAATATCTTTGCCCAAACCAAGTATAGATTCAATTTCCGACCTGTTGGATGAGTTTTGCAAAACTTTGGTGTAAGAATCTTGATCTAATTTTCCAGAATAAGCCAAATCCAGCGCAGTTTGTCGCCCAAAGTTACCGGGCGTCAACTCCCCGCTGGGCGTAATAGATTTAAATAAATTTAGATATGGTTTGTTTGGATCGTCATAGTCTGCCCCATATAGCTCTCGGCCCGCAGCCTCTTTAAATTGCGCCGCCTCGTTTGCATCAATAGTATTGCCAAATTGTTGCCGCCAATGCGCTAATCCCTCCGGGTCTGGCGCTCTTTTTAATACATCGTTATATAATTTAACTATTGGGTCTTCGCTTGAAGTAGCTGTATTTGAGGGTGTAATACCTTGCGTTGTGCTTGAAATTTGAGCAAGGGGTGCTGCACTTGAGGATGTTGTGTCAACCACGGAAGGAAGGGCGCTAGAGGGGGGTTTATAACCAGTTACAGCCAACTCTTTCGCTGCTTCTTGCCTAAACTGTTCTATTTCGTTTGCTTCAATGGTTGGGCCAAACGCTTGTGCCCAGTTTTGAGCGCCCCCCACATCAGGCGCTCTACCCAATATTTTTTGATATAGGCTATCTATGTCTTTAATTGAGTTGTCGATCATATTATTTACCTTTTTTAGACCAGCCCCACCAGGCTACCTTCCTAACACGTCTTTATATAGTTTATATATTGGGTCTTCAACTGGAAATCTGTTTGCCTTGGTAGTGGGGTATGCGCTAATATCGGGAATACCAATCAAGTCTATGATTGGATAAGGCGTAGGATTTAGGGGTAATAAATCCAACTCTGTTTTTGCGGCTTCCACAAATTGTGCTATTTCGTTTGGATCAATGGTATCTCCAAACTGTTGTTTCCAATATGCTAAACCAGCATCATCAGGGGCTCTACCCAATATTTGTTGAAATAGATCGTATACTGAGTTTATGTTTGTAGGGGCAGGCATTTTCGGATAATCAATCCTTTCCATTAATGGCCCCTGAAATCTGCTCGGATAATCGCGCCTTTCAGGGAAAGGATTTTGCAATCTGTCGTAGCCCGGATTTACAGGATTAATTGGAAAGAAATCCCTTTGCGGAGGAACACCTATTTCCCTTAATGGCTCCTCCTGTCCTTCGTATATGGGCATTGCAGAAACCAATTTTTCAGGGTAAGGCATAGGATTTAGAGGTAATAAAGCCAACTCAGGAGATGCGGCTTGTTTAAACTGCTCCATTTCGTTTGGGTCAATGGTGTCGCCAAATTGTTGTTTCCAATATTCTAAACCCCCTTCATCAGGAGCCCTTCCCAATATTTGTTGATACAAATCAGATACTGAGGTTTGATTATTAGGCGATAAAGAAGATAAGGGTGCCGCAGCATTTTTAGCAGCCAACTCTGGAGCAGCAGCTTGTCTAAACTGTTCTATTTCTGTTGGGTCAACAGTATTGCCAAATTGTTGTGACCAGTATTCTAAACCCCCTGTATCAGGTGCTCTTCCTAATATTTCTTGATATAGGCTATCTACGTCTTTAATTGAATTTTCGATCATATCATTTCCCTTCTATGTTCTAGATGCTACTGTATTGACAAGTGCTTCAGCCCATTCTTGCCAATCACTGTAATTGTCTGTCATTGGAATAGCCTCGTTTGCAAATACGTCAATTGCTCGTATGCCATTCCCCCACATTTTCCAATCTGTCTGCTCGTTTGGAATCTCTAATTGTTGTGCAGCATACAGCTCGCACATAAGGCTTGCCCAAGAATCAAATGTATGAAATCTTGGATCGTAAACTTGACCTGGGTTTGGGATGCTAGTAGCCACGTACATCTCCAATGTCTGCGTTTAACAATATTCTTCCCAATTGGTAGTCTCCGCCCACTTGGTTAGATACAAGCTTTATCCTTAACTCCCTACGCTGCTCTTTCATATCAATCTTGTTAGTAGTGGAGTCAAATACGTAAGGAACAGACTGTGCATCATCTGATTGTGCATAAGGACGGCCTGTGATGTAAAGGGTCATATTCCCCTCTAGCAAGAAATCAGGCTCTACCCTCTCTAGTCTAAGCCACTTGTTCATTCCCGTCATAGCGGGTTCTGAGGGGCCTCCAGAGACTAATCCAAGGTCATTGGTCTCAAAGTAGCTTTCAATAGCTGTAACAGACTGTCCGTTGATGGCGTCTACCCCAAACTCATGTTGAAGAATCTCAATCCTATTTTGAGGTGTTGAGAACGTCAAAGATGTAGAAGCCGTTGCGGTAGCCGCAGCAGACATTTGGATGCCTTGTAGATACAAAGCTGTAACAGGAATAGAGAATCCTGCACCAGCTCCGCCAAGCTGTGTATTGGACGCACTTAAAACATCACCTACTTGATAACCTGCGCCTCTAGCTGTTAAGGTAACGGCGGTTACGGCACCACCAGAAACGGTCACAGTAGCCTTAGCTCCGGCACCGCTGCCTCCAGTAAGGTTGACGTTGGTGTAGGTTCCGTTTACGTATGCAGAGCCTCCAGTAATCGCACCAAGCGTTTTAATGTTGCTGGTTGTGATTGCGGTCACATAGTTGCCAACGGGAATTCCAGCCCCAGAAATAATCAATCCAAGCTCAACTTGAGTGTTGTAAGTGTCTAGATAAAGAAACGCACTTCCGTTAACCGTATTGAATGTGTCTATAAACACAGTCTCTTGTGCAAAGGTTTGCCAGTTGGCTTGTACGGGAAATCGAAAAACTTGGGAGAAGTAACCAGCAGAGCGGCGAGCGCCTAGAGCTTCGCCAGCGTCATACCAAATGTTTTCTCGGACGTTATAGACAATAGCATCAGTGCATTCAGTAGCATCTCCGCGAGGATAGAACCACCAAATCTCCCCAAAACGCGGAACTTTAGTAACCCAAACTTTTTGACGTTGATCATAGTTCAGGTTGTCAAAAAAGTAGTTCTGATTCATGGTGTTGGGAATTTCCTTAACAACACCGTTGTACATCAAGAAACGATCAACCCCGCACCAATAGTAAATACCATCGTATTCAATTGCAGACTGGCTAGACAGAATAGAAGACTGCGAGCTAATGATGTCATAACGCCAATACTGAACCGGAGTTCCTGTTCCGCCGATGTAAGACACGCGGATTAGGCTATCAAGGCTCCAAAACAGCCCAGAAGGCGCATTTGATCCACCCCTGACGGGTAACCCTTGGACAATCTTTCCTGTAGCTACGTTGGTCGCATTAGCGTCTGCGGAAGTCCAATCCTGAGCGTTGCCAGCAGAGCAGTTCTGAATCAACCCATTATTTCCATAAACAAACACGTAAGGGTGCAGAGTCACCACACCACCAGACACGCTGATGTTGTTGTTAAAGGTGGCTACAACTACTCCTGCGGGCACTACGTTGGACAGAGTTACATTGGTTGTGGAAACCGAAACCACCGTAGTGTTGGCTGGAATGCCTGTCCCTGTAATGGTTTGTCCAGCAGCAATCAGAGGATTGGAGGCTGGAATCGTAACTACAGCAACTCCAGTAGATGTAATTGTGTCATTAAATGTTCCAATCTGTGACATGGTCAAGCCATTGATGTCACCAATTAAAACTGGAGTATTAAAGTCGCTGTCAATTGCGGCAAGGTTTTGCCCGGGGTGGGCAAGCAAAGACTGAACACCGGCCCCAGCAACGTCATAAAACCCATCAAATTGCCACAAATTTAGGTCTGACGCCGTAAAGTTTGACAATGCAAAGTTTCCAATTCCAGCACCAACGCCATTATCATCAATAGTGAGCACTTGCAAACCATTGTTATAACCGCTGAAGATGTAATTGAAAGAATTCTGAGCGTTAACCCAGATGCCTCTTGATGGTCCTGTCATTTGATCGGAAATCACACGATAGCCGCCCATTTTTCTAGGACGACCGCGTTGAAACCTTACCCAGCGGCCATCATTGTAAAATTGCTTATCAAAGATGGTTCCGTCCCTTTGGACGCCGGGCTTGGTATCAAGAGCAAAGACTTTCTGCGTCATTAGAACACTCCGCCGGAAATGCCGCCTGTAAAGGTTCCTGTGCCTGAAATTGTAAGTCCTGTTGCAGACAAATTAAACAAGTTGACGCCAAGAATGGCAATTCCAAACTCTCCAGAAGCGGGACGGTAAATACCGGTTGAATTTTCAGAAGCAAAGTTAAGAGAGGGTGCGCCAACGGTTCCAGAAACCAAAGAAATGTTATTGGCTCCAGCAGCAATCGTAGAGGCGTTTAAAAGGTTTACAGAGTCGCAAAGCAAGATAACTTGCTCGCCAGCAGGTACATTTGCGGTACCGCCGCCTCCGGCGCCTGTAGTAAAGGTTATGGTATATCCCGCACCAGTTCCGTTGGTTTGGTTGGTAATGTAGTAAACCTGAACGGTCTGAGGAAGAGTGACTGTGACGTTGCCGCTCAGAGTGCCCGTGTACTTCTGTACAACGTTTGCAGCCTCGGAAGAGGTTAGAGTGTAGCTGCCAGATGTAACAGCTTTGGTAAGCTGCGTAAAATTGAACTGAGTATTGCGTCCAAGGCCGACGGTGAAAAAAGCCACGCCAGAGCAGCAAATAATGCAGGAATCAGAAGGCTGTAGAGAAATGGAAGCAGCACCATTGATTAAATTCCCTCCCGATGGGGCAACGACAAGCGTTCCAGTCCCGCCATTTCTTATTAACATGAACCAATCATTACCCAGCGTTGTCGCTGAAGTAAGGGTCAGTGTACCAGCCCCCGAAGTCCATACGTAAGAAGCGGCCCTATCAGAGGCTATAGCGGTGTAATCCGAAGAGAAGGTGGTGACACTATGGGCGGCGTTTAAAGTGTTGCTGAGGGCTTTTAAACCGTATCCAGCCAAGGCTCCAGCGTCTACGTTAGAAGACCCCACTCCAAAAGCGATGTTACCCCACGTACCCGCTATGGTGGCATTTGTGGTGATGTAGATGTAGCGTGAGGCACTTGGGGCCACGCTTGCAATAGAGTTGCCAGCAGCGTCTTTAACGGTAAAGGTGTTAGCCCCGATGTTACGAATCAGCGCATCTTGACCCACAGAGGCTTGGTTTGCGGGGGGCATAGACAAAGACAAACCAGCAGTAGTGGCTGTAACGTCCATGATTCGAGCAACAACATTGTCTGTAACGCCACCGTTAATTGGCCAAAACAGATCAGTATTGGCGGAGAGCGTAACGGATCTGTAAGAAACAGAAGTTGGCTGGATTACGTTATCCGTAAAAGGCGAAATAAAGCTCATATATCCCTCGCAATCGCTTGACGATCCCCAATTCGGGCAACGTCCTCAGTTTTCAGTACATTCATGATTTGTTCATATTGAGCTTGCCACATAGGAATGCGCTCATCATTCTTCAAGAACGGCATGGCTTGCAGGAGTGATCCATAAAGCAAAGCTTGGGGGGCGTATTCTGTGAACCAGTTGCTTTGATTGGTGGCGTCTAAAGGTTGGACACGCTCGTAATACAGCACCTCATAGGCATAATCGTCATCAGGTGTAGGTGCAATCATCCAATGGGTGTAGTCATAATCACAATAGAAGAAAGGCACATCTTGCTGAGAAGGGTCTGGCCAATATTCTCTTAGGTATTCGTATTTTCTCAAGAATATGGGCTGGCGCACACCATTAACAGTCACGTTCATGGATACGGTTTTTCTCCAGCGAGCTGGTTTATCTATGACATTTTCGCCTTGAACCATGTTGCTTGTGGCTACAGTTAAGTTGCCCAAGAACTTTAAGTCCGCAGCCATGACTTGTTCCGCCAACATAATAAATGTGGGGATTTTGTCGATGGTCGCTTGGTCAGTACGCTCCAAATATGATTGGATGTTCTCTACCAACGACGAATATGTCATTACGGAAGCCATTACCAGTTACCTTTCTTTGCTCCGGCCATGTTGGCTACCAAAGATGGATACTTAGTACCCGTGCGCTTTGCGAAAGCCTTTGCGGCTTTGATCTGGTTAGGGCTTAACTCTTTTGGCTTGCCAAGACTTTTAGGGCGGGTTTTTTCCCACACGGGCTTTGTTGACATTTTAAACCTCCCATTCAAAATTGACAATGTTTATTACATAAGAGCACATTCAGCTTGGCGTCTTTTTAACAAACCAGGTAACACTTTACCCCCGCCTTTAGTCCAAAGCATCAATTGCTCTTTAGCTCCATCCCAGTCTTGGGCGTTAATTTTGCGCTTTAGGGTGCTGGTTTGAAGTCTGCCCACACCTAAGTTATAACAGAAGTCCACTATAGCATTGCATTTACGCTCATCTGTGGCTAGGACGGGGCAGTTTCTTAAAGCTCCAGGCAAGTATGTGTGCTGGAGTTCGTACATTAATAGATCATTAGCTGCTTTTTGGCTTATTGATGGATCATTAAGAGTGACTTTCTTGCCATCGGCGTAGTAAGTCGATCCGTAGCCAATAGTGGGGATTCCAGCAGGGCAAAGGTAGGGCTTCGCTTTGAAGCCCTCAAACCGCCTACAAAGCTCTGCGGCGATCTCTAGGTTCATTACAAACCTCGTTTAGCTAGTGTGCGGTCAAGTATCCAAAAATTTACGACACCAGAAAGCAACGCCATATCGTCCACAGTCCAGGCAGACTTTAGCAATTCTGGAACGGGCTGACCACTAGCATAACCAATAGCGATTGTGGCGGTCTTAAACACGCCGTACAGCAGCAAAAGGTAGTAGGTCATTACAGGGCGCACAGAAGCCGATAGAGAGGCTACCCAACCCCCAGTAGCCTTGACCATTTCGGTTTGTTGGTTGATGGCAGCATTGAAGGCATCCATCACACCCGAATCTACGGTGGCTTCTCTTTGTGCGTTAATTTCAGCTAGTTTCTGTGAGCCACGAACCTTTTCTAGTTCGCATTGTTTGTCGAACATAGATAGCTCATGAAAGCGCTCATTCTTCTTGTCAAGAAATTTAATAATTTCTGGAACTAAACGAAAAAGGCCCCCAAGAAGAGAGCCAACAATACCGCCACCCAGAAAGTCAAACATACGTCACTCCTAATTTTAGTTCTTCTTGTTATACAACTCAAACAAGACTTTTACCTTTTCCTCAAGGACTGCTACCCTGTTATCAAGCTTTGCAAGAACAATCACAAGAGTAACAAAGGCTAATAATAGAGGCCAAAGTTTAGCAAGGATGTCTAAGGTGTCCATCATTTGTCTTGCTTGAGTTCAAGCTTGTCCATGATCTTATTGAACATGTCTTTGATGTCACGCATGTCTTCGCGGTAGTCATCCCGCTGGACGTAGGCTTTTGGAATCTCTTCACGCAGCTTGGCAAGATCAGATTTTAAGTCTTTCACGGCGGCCCAAAGCTCACGAGCAAACCATCCGCATACAGCCATGCAGACTCCGAGTCCAGCGTTAATGAGTGTTTGGGCGTCCATGATTATTTCTCTGATAGGGGTTGAGTAGTTAAAGTGCGCAGATACGCCATCACCATCGACACGATCAGTAACAGAAATCCCGTATTAGATGCGCCGATCAAAGCGGTCAGCGCACCTTGGGATTGCTCCAACACCCCGCATACAGCAAGGATGATGGAGAACCATATGGTTTTAGACTTAAGCATGATTACTCAGGCTGAACAGGCCACTCAACTTCCCAAGGAAAGCCAGCCTGATCAGGAACATCACGCAGTGCTTGACGATATGTTGCCCAACCAGCTTTTTGTGTGTTGCTCATAGGGGTGTCGTCTAGCTGCGTCCAATCGCAATCACGCAGTTTCTCTGTACGCTGTGTACGTACATTCTTAGCTTGCTCTTCGTCTTTAGATGCTTTAGCTTCATCGTCCATATCAGCTAAGGAATACTTAGTAAACCATTTGCCGTCGATTTGTTGAACGCCATCAGCAAAACCTACTTGATAGCGGGTAGGCTGAGCTTGTGGGCCTTCTAAAACCACATCGTAGCCAAACTCGTTATAAGTCTGCTCTGTAATGTGAATAGGAAAACCTGTGCTGGGGAAGGCGGCACGGAACTCGCCATCCGTTACTACGGCTCCAGTTTGTTTATTACGTAAATTCATATTTACTCCTGTTTAAAATTTAAGCTATAGCTAAGAATATGTAAGAACCGCCCGATGCGTTGATAGCGGCCAATACGGCTGCATTCAGCGCAAAACCTGTTGATACCGTAGTAACAGAACCAAGCGTGGCAACCTCTGCCGCTGTGCTGTTCGCGCGCAAGTAAGGGTCTGTCAATGCAGTCATGCCACGGGCTGTGTCGTAAACGTACCAATCTCCAGAAGCATCGGTACGCTTGATGAGGACAAACCTAGCGCCGCCAGTAAAGCCGCAATCAATGGTTTGGGTTGTGCCATTACCTGTGTAGCTTCCTACTTTGGAAACACCAGCGCAAGTTGCAAAAAGATAGGCAACGTAAGTATCTCCAGCATTGTTTACATCGCCATCATTTCCAACGGTAAAAACAGTAGCTGTTGGTGATGTATTGTTCCAATAGGCCGAACTAGTGGTTTCAGCGGCAGTTGTATTGAGCCGAATAACTTTTGTGTTTCCAGACGCTGCGTTATATACAGCCCAAGCAGCTCCAGCTTGATTTCTAATTTTTACAATCATTAGCTCAGGCGCTACACCCAAGTTATGTGCAAACGTAGTTGCAGAACCCGTCCCCGTATAGCAAACCACATCAAAGAAGCTAGGCGCACGAGAAAAGGCATGCAGAATCTGTGAAGCTCCAGATTCATTTACGGCGGCATCTGTACCAAAACCAACTGAATTTTGTTTGTCCCATTGGACAACCCAATCTAAGGTGGTGGCTTCTGCCTGCGTTCTTGGCGTAAATAATGTACTTCTAGCGCCTTTTAATCTATCGCTAACCGTTCCATTATAAGTTTCAGAAGCAGTTCGTTTTGAAACCCGAACCATGTCAACAACAAAATTGCCAATTGTCGGTGTGAAATCATAATTACCGTCACCTGTATACGCAACAGGTTTAAACACCTTAGTCGCATCAGTAGGCACTTTCATCGGGCCACGGCGTATGGCGATGTAGATGTAGGTGTTCCCGTTGGTGTTGACTGAGGCATCCGTGCTTAGAACACGAAACCCTGTTGCGGTGGGAGCAATAAGACCAGTCGTAGGAGATTCTGCGAGAGAATCGTTCGGGTATAGACGAGCCACGTTACCATCTGTTGTAAATCCCCGCATCGTGTCCAACGTGTACCAATTCTCCAGACCACCTGAAGCCCTCTTGACGATCAAAAATTGCGGCTCATAGCCAAGCGTCACCACCGGGCCTGTAGCGCTGCCGTTGCCCGTATAACTCCCACAACTAATCACATTGTCCGTACCCGTCAGGCCAAAGCCTCCTGCGTCATGGGCGAATAGATAGGCTACGTAGGTGCGACCAGACCCGTTTGTGTCATTATCCGTCCCAACAGAAAACACTGTTGATGTTGGTGCAGTGCTATTCCAATAGCCGGATATGCTAAATTGGGATCCAGTAGTGTTTAGCTGCATGCCGAACGCAGCACTTGTAAGACTCCTGTGGTAGACAGCCCAATCAGTCACATCGCTAGTGCATTTAACAAACATGCAACCGGGGGCAGAACCAAGGTTGTGAGCAATTGTTCTATTTGAACCATTCCCCGTATAAGTCACAACATCAAAGAACTTAGGCTGCTTAGCAAATGTCCATGAGACAATAGCATCTGTGTTTGCATTTAATCCGGCAGAAGACCCAATAGAAAATCCAGTTGACAAAAAAGACTGTATCGCATTTGAATCATTTGCTAAAGCATCTGTAGTATTACTGTTAAGTTTTTTACCACTGCCGTTTATTGTGTCCTGCAAAATGTGGCTAAATACACCGCTTGTTCTGTCTTTAAACCAAACCAAACCACCCTTGGTGGACAAATCAATACCATTGGTAATGGTCTGTGTAGAGCCGTTGCCTGTGTAAAGGTATGTGCCGAAACAGTCCTCAATATAATTTTCCGCAGCACTAGCTACCTGCGTTGCATTTGAGCTAAACATTAATTACCCCTTATAGAGTATAGTTTTGGCCAGCATTTGATCCGACCCAAGAAGAGCCATCTGCCGTGAAAACATACTTGTCTGCTTTGCTTGCTGTTGCGGTAATAGTTGGAGCAGTACCGCCGGGCCATTTCACTGATGCGGGCCAAGTCACGGTACGTGAGCCTGTAGCGTCTTGCTTCAAAAGCATTGTGAATGACTTACCTGCCGTAGCGGTAGGGAATGTAAATGTGCAGTTACCTGTCAGTGTCAGAATCTGCAATGTGCCGTTAGTGTTATCAATCGTGTAAGCGGTTGATGTGTTAGCGGTTACTGTAGTTTCTGTGTAATTGGTAACGGTTGGGTTGGTCAGAGTTGGAGTGTTGTTTAGTGCAACAACAGTTCCGCTTCCGCTGGTTGTATAGGATGTGCCCCATGCAGAACCAGTAGAGTTAGCAATACCTGCGCCGGGATAGGTCATTCCAGCAGGTGATGACCATGTAGGAGCAGATGCACCATTGCTTGTCAGAACTTGACCTGCTGTGCCGGCTCCGGTAAATGCGTAAGCAGTTCCTGTTCCGTAAGAAACGCCGCCCGATGTGGGGGAGGCTGTTCCATTGGTTCCGCCGTTGGCGATTGGCAGTGTTCCAGTAACGGTGCTTAATGGAACATTCTTGTAAGCAATAGTCTGAACTACTCCGGCGCTGTCTTTATAGAACAATTTGCCATCGTTGTTGTTGATTGCCAGCTCACCTTGTGCAAGGTTTGCCGCCAAAGGAACGGCAGATGCTGTTGAGCTTGAGTAATTGAGGATGGGGGTAAATCCTGTGGCGGCCATGTTTAATACTCCTTAGAATGTTCCACCAGAGATGGAGGTAACTCCGTATCCCGATAGTGTAGTGGGTTTATTGGTTAAATCTGCAAATGAACCAGAAAAAATTGTAGGCTTGTTTGTCAGATCATCGTAAGAACCGCTAGTAGCCACGGTAGCGAGGCTAGATGTATTAGCCTTACCAGAGATAGCTGTGGTTACATAAGACTCAGTAGCCAAGTTCACTTCTTGAGTGGTTGCACCAGCTTGCCATTTGCCCGCTGTTTCGTTCCAGATCAAGCGCTGACGAGCCAAATCGCCACGGTCTACGTCAATACCAGCCACGTTCAAGGAAACGCCAGAACCAGCCTCTCCCTTGTTTACGGTGATGATGTTGTCTTTAACTACCAAGTTTGCAGTATTAACTGTTGTGGTGGTTCCAGAAACTGTCAAATTACCTGCAACAGTCAAGCCGCCGGAGACGGTCTGATCTCCAGCAACAGCCACGGTAGGAGCTGTCAAGGTTACTTGCGTAGCAGAGCTGATACGTGTCAAGCCGCCTGTTCCGGTGGACTGAATTACTACGTCAGCGTTAGCGCCAGTAGTTCCAATGGTTGTAGAGGCAGCAGAATCAAGCACCAAAGTACCAGAGCCGCTGGTAGCGATACGCATACCTTGGTTTGTATCAGCAGTAAACGTAATCGTGTTAGCGGTAGAACCCAGAACTGGAACTCCGTCCACGTACAGAGTGTTTGCATCAATGTGCATTTCTTCTGTGTAGATGGCGTTGAACTTCTTAGTGGGTGAGCCGATGTTAGAAGCGCCAGACACGGCAGGAAGAATGTCGCCAGTCAAAGAAGCTACGTTAGCAGGAGCAAAACCCAGAGCAGTCTGGATGGAGCTAGAAGTTACCGATGCGTCAGAACCTGCTGGGCCTGTAGAACCTGTATCCCCCTTGTCGCCCTTGTCGCCTTTCAAGCCTTGGGGGCCTTGAGGGCCGTCAGCGCCAGTGTCACCCTTAACACCTTGAGGGCCTTGAGCGCCTGTGGCTCCAGTAGTACCTTGGATACCTTGTGGGCCTTGTGCACCTGTTGCACCGGTAGCGCCGTTAGGGCCAGCGGGGCCTTGAGCACCAGTAGCTCCGGTATCGCCTTTGTCTCCCTTATCGCCCTTCAACTGAGCAACTACGCCAGCGGGAAGTGTGGTGACGTTAGACAGGTCAGAATTGGCTTTATTGGAAACAGTCGTTGTCAATGCGGAAACAGCAGACTGGTCGTTAGCCAACTGAGCAGCGATCTCTTCCAATGTATTCAAAGCGGCGGGAGCAGCACCCACTACAGCGGCAATAGATGTATCAATCTGGCCTTGAATGTTGGCTGCGGTCAAAGCGGCAGAGCCGTTGATGTACACGCCTGAAGTGTTGATTTCAACAGCCTGACCCACTTGGATCAAGCTAGCCTTCAACAGGGGAACGTCCACTGTATCAGGAGCCACAACCATTACTGTTCCGCGAACAGCGCTGGTAAATGTCAAACGGAAAGAGTTAACGTCGATGTCTTCTTTACCAACCGATAAGATGTTGCCAGTTTGGTCTTTAACCTGAATCCACAAGTTGGTGCTATTCAGATTGTGAGTCACAACCCACGTAGATGAATCTAAACCTTGGCTGTGAATGTACGAATTTGTCTTAGATGCAAAGGGATACCAAGTCTCTAGATCACCCACCTTGATGTAGGCAAACAGACACTTGTCCTTAATCATGATGGTGCCAATTTTGGGGTTGGCGGGAAAGCCAGACTCGTTGACTTCCATAACCAAAGCACCGTACAGTGCTAGGTCGTTATAGATTCTTGATTCCATTTAAATTCCTTTCGGGCTTATGCCCTTCATGTATGCCGTGCCATGAGCAACCTTTTTCATCACTAGGAGCGTGTCGTAAGACTGGCCTATAAAATCCAATAGTTCTTGTTTTTTGACGATACCGATTTTGTACATTTCAAACTTCTCTTGTACGTCATCAGCAACGCGGATTAGCCACTCACGAATTCTCTCAGCTTCGGTCACTCTCTAATATCCTCTTCTCAGCAGTCTCGTAAAACCGCTTTACCCATTCGATATTCTCAGACAACTGATCTCTGTCATCTTCCCCAAACGGGTCTTCAATCAAATCCGCTAGATCACGAATTTCGCTTTCAAGTTTTGAAAATGCGTCTTCCACGGTCTTTAGAGAATCAAAGTTAAAGTTTGGCAGAGCTTTCATAAGAACGGGGGGTGATTAGCCCCCCTCCTTAATTACAGGCTAGCGGCGCTACGGCAGATCACTTTGACCTTGAGAGCGGTAGACAAGTACACCTTGATGGTGTTGTTGTCTTGCTCTTCAACGGACACGATGTCGTTGTAGTACTTGCCATTGGCACGCTCAACTTGCACGCCCACGTCCACAAAACCGTTGTTCAGGTTGTGAGCGATGGTGTGCACGGTAGCGGCGGCAGATGCTTGGAATGTAAAGACTGTGTTGTTGTAGTCAGTACGGATCGCTGTGTCTGCGGCTGCACGAGCAGTAGCTTCGGCGGTTACAGCAGCTTGACGGTCAGAGATCTCTGTGGAGATGCGGCCATCCAAAGCGGTTTCAGCAGCTTGAGCGCGGCTGATTTCGCTGTTCAAGTCGCTACGCAGGGAAGCGTCAGCGGCAGAACGGGCAGATGCTTCGGCTGTATCGGCAGCAGCGCGGGCTGTGGCTTCAGCAGTAACGGCAGCCTGACGGTCAGCAATCTCAGTGTTTAAGTCAGCACGAAGACCAGCCTCAACACCTTCTGCGCGAGTCTTTTCTGTAGCAATCGCAGTGGCGTTTGTTTGGTCGCCAGTTTGACGTGCAGAGATTTCTGTGTTCAGGTCAGAACGCAAAGACGAATCAGCAGCGATACGTGCAGACTCTTCAGCGGTAACAGCGGCTGCGCGAGCGGCAGACTCAGCAGTCAGATCGGAACGCAGACCAGCTTCTACGCCTTCGGCACGAGTTTTCTCAGTGGCGATTGCAGTAGTGTTGGCTTGCTCAGCAGCTTGTGCACGAGCAATTTCAGCGGTCAAATCGGTGCGGAGGCCAGCCTCAACGCCTTGAGCACGAGTTTCCTCGGCAGTGATGGCGGCTGCATTGGTTGCATCACCAGCGGCGCGAGCAGTAGCTTCAGCAGAGTCAGCGGCGGTACGTGCAGCAGTTTCAGCAGTCAGGTCTGTACGCAAGCCAGCTTCCACGCCAGTAGCGCGGGTAACTTCAGTAGCCAGGTCGGTAGTCAGGGTCTGCTCTGCGCCTTGAGCACGAGCGATTTCGCTAGTCAGGCCAGAGTTAACTTCGTTGATAGCACCAACCAAGTCAGTCTTGTAGCTGGTGTTCAAGTTGCTCAGGTTACCGATCTTGCCGCTGGATTGTGCTTCCAAGCTGGTAATACGGCCATCCAAAGCTGTGTCAGCAGCGGCACGGGTAGTGGCTTCTGCGCTAACGGCGGCTTGGCGATCAGAAACTTCAGTAGTGATACGGCCAGACAGAGCGGCTTCAGCGGCAGCGGCACGGGTCTCTTCAGCGTCAACTTCAGCTTGAGTTGCGGCAATCATGCCTTCCAACACGTTAATGATGTTGGGGTCGTTTTCCAGAGCTTGAGCTAATTCGGTGATGGTGTCCAAAACCGAAGGAGGGATACCGCCGAGCAGGTCAGCTTTAGTCTGGTCAATTTTAGCGTCCAGAGCAGCTTCAGCAGCAGTAGCGCGTGTAATCTCAGCAGAGAGGTTAGAAGCGATAGTGCCTTCAGCAGACTGAGCACGGGTTGTTTCAGCAGCGATAGATGCTTGAACAGCGGCCAACTCAGTAGCAGCAGACTCAGCGTCCTTGATGGTGCGAATCACCACGGCGCCAGAGCTGTTCAAAGAAGAATAGCGAACTACTTTGTCAGTAGAGTTGAACCATACGCGACCAGCAGCAACGGGGCTAGGGTCAGCAGATAAGATTTCGAGGTTGAGGTTTTCTACGTAGGCATTAGCCGCAAGGGTAATACCATGAAATACTGGGAAATTAGCCATGAGTCACTCCAAAATTAGGGAATTAGTTTTACAAGTTTTCTTTACTCGACACGACTCACGCAGACGGAATCTTACTTCAGAAATCGACGAAGAACAAGAAGTTCTTGATCAACTCTCAAAGCATCAGACCCTGCGTGTTTGACTCGCCATTCAGTCTCAGAGACCTCGCTGCTAAAGTAAAATTTTTCATCACGATAGGTTTGAAGCACTGCGCCATGAGCTTTCATGTACGCAGCCAAGTGAATATCACGTTTTAAAACAACAATGTCATAGGTCATAGGGAAAACACTACGTTTACCGAGCCAGCAGTAGGCTCGGTCATATAAACAACAAATTGGTTAGGGCTAATTACTTTAACTCCAGCAAAAAATTGTTGATTTGCAGAATTAAATAAACTAGCAACAAAGTTATACGTCCCTAGGTTGTGCGTCACAGTCCAGCTTAATTCAGGGGTGTTAAACGTGTAAACACGACCAACTGAAGTTAAACCTGCTGATGTAGCTCCCGTCCCGTAAACTTTGCCGTATGGACGCGCAAAGTAAGTGGCCATTTAGATTCCTGCCTGTAACACCTTTAGAATAACGGAGCCAGATGTATATTCCGTGACACGAACACGCACCCCAGAAACTGGGTACGCATAATATCCATCTGCATTAGCTGTTTGGTCTACGATAAAAGGAAACCAAGTAATATCATTTGGGTTATATGGAGACCACAAATCATGATATGTATGCTCAACGGTGTATTTTAAAGTAGCACCAGGGCTTAACATTACGGCAACCGACACGTTTACAGGCGTTAAGTTAATATCCACACCCACCACGTCAGTTGATCCAAGACCAGTAATCTCGGTCTGAACTTGTCTCGACATTAGAACGTCCCTCCAGAAATACCGCCAGTAGCGGTCACAGTTGTAAAGCTACCTGCGGCTGCGGTAGTGCCTCCAATGACGGTTCCATCAACCGTTCCACCAGTGATTGCTACGCTATTAGCGCTTTGGGTTGACATGGTGCCCAACCCTGTAATATCTGTATTTGGGATAGTGGCTGAAGCAGTTAAAGCAGATGTTCCAGAGCCTTTTACGTAGCCAGTTAAGGTTGTGGCCCCAGTTCCGCCGTAAGCAACGCCAATTGTGCTGGCATTCCATGTGCCAGTGGCGAGTGTTCCAACGCCAGTAATGTTTCCGTAAGCTCCCGAAATGTATGCTGATCCAACTGTTCCCGAGGTAATTTGATTGCCATCTATTGCAATGTTGACATTAGATGCGCTGGTAATCTGACCTTGTGCATTAACAATGACTTGAGGTACGGCGCTCGCAGTTCCGTAGGTGTTTGCAGTAACGCCTGTGTTGCCAATATTAAATGTGTAAGTGGGGGACTCTGTTAAACCAGTTCCAGCAGAGTAGGTAATCCCTACGCCAAACTGCTGGAATACGATAGATGTAATTCCAACGGTAATAGGAAGAGGAGTCTGCTGAACCCAAGACGTATTGGCATTAGCGGTTCCTGCGGTAATGAGGAAAAAGTCACCAGCATTAATTTGGTTGATACCTGTTCCTGGCGTATTAAAGTCTGTCGCCCGAGTCAGAATGTAGGGGGTTCCAGCGGATCCAACTTGCGTAACGGTGTACACACCATTGTTAGCTGGGGCTGCCTCATTCTTAACCAATATGCGATTACCAGCCACAGTTAGCGTACTGTCTACACTAAGAGCGCCGTTAGCATTAGCAGTTAAAGTTGCTCCAACACCGAATGCGCCATTGTTGTAAGTGTTTGCCGGAAGTGCGGCGGTAGTTGCAAGGCGACAGGCTTCGTGGAAGCTCAATCCGCCAGCTAATCCATCAACATAAGTCTTGTTAGGGATATCGTTACCCGAAACTGGAGTTGTGGTAATGGTTCCAGTAGTCAGCGCCACAGAACCCAATGTTCCCGATGAGGCGTTAACCGTAGTAAACGTGCCAGCCGCAGGAGTAATTGCGCCTACGGTGGTTCCGTTAATTGCCCCGCCAGAGATGGCCACAAAGCTTGCGCTCTGAGTAGACATTGTTCCTAAACCCGTAATGTCGGTGTTAGGAATGGTTGCGGAGGCGGTTAAGGCGGAGGTTCCAGCTCCCTTGACATATCCAGTTAACGTAGCGGCACCCGTTCCACCAGAAGCCACAGCGATAGGAGCAGACAGTCCACTAATGGTTCCGCCCGTAATGGCTACGTTATTGGCACTCTGAGTGGACATTGTGCCCAAGCCAGTAATGTCTGTGCTCGGAATGGTTGCAACACCAGTAAAGGCGGATGTCCCATTACCCTTTAAGTATCCGTTTAAAGTAGTTGCGCCAGTTCCTCCGTTAGCAACCACTAACGTACCACCCAATGAAACAGCTCCATTTGTTGGCAAAACAGGCGTTAAACCAGTAGTTCCGCCGTCAAATGTAAGAACTCCATTACCTTGAGAAAAGGATAGCCATGTTCCAGCAGTAAAGCCTTCAAACAAACCGCTTGTGGTGTTGTATCTAATCTGCCCAGTAACGCCAGCAGGTTGTTGTCCAACGGTTCCTTTGGGGATAGTCATGCCACCCGTGCCTGGGATTGTAGGATCGCTCACAATAGAGATTACAGGGCTATTGGAGCCATCACCATTCGCCACATTTATCTGATTGGCGGTTCCAAGGATTTGACGACCAGCAATAGTGGTTCCGCCGACAATCGCAAGCATTCCCGTACCAGAAGCAGCCGCTACCGCTGCGGCAACACCTGTGAGCTGGAAAGTGGGGTTACCCGAAACGCCATCACCATTTGTGACGCTTAGGCCCAAACCAGAGGTAGAAAGTGTCCTTGATGCTACGGTAGTGCCAGAAGTCTTGGCAATCATGCCCGTGGAGGCGGATTCTAGGCTCCCAGAAGCGCCGTTAAGGCTAAGACGTAGGAAAGACTGTGCGCCACCATCCGTGATTGCCAAACCCGTATCGGTGGACAAATAACGGCTATTAGGAAGGCTAGGTTCTTGATTCTTGGTCAAGAAGGTCTGAGTTTGGCTAGGCGAGGCAGCAATAGCGCCCGTAGTGGTTTGTACGGTTACGCCATTTTGGACAACGGGCACAAGCTCAGTGCCTGTAATAGCACCCGCTGCTGGCAGTTGAGAGATTTGTACGTTTGCCATGATTACGGACTCACATTCAGGTTATCAAGGTTCCCGTTATTTTCGGGCGTCTGTGTATTTTGCTCAGGTGATATTACATAATCGCCATATCCACCAGTTGTCAAAGAATTGTCTTGTACAGCCACGCTCTCATCAGGTCGTGGAAATCTTAGGTTAATTCTTTCCGTTTTTCTAGCCGCCAAACGGTACGGATCAAAGTTGTCTTTACAACCCTCATCACAAACACGCAGACCGGGGAAGTTTGGGTCTGATTGTAATGATACAAACGGCCTTTTGAAGCGGCATCTATCACAGATTGCAATTGCAACCGATGTAAGGCCAGATGTGTCAAGAAATGTAGGCATTACCGTGTGTAAACAGACACGTTAGGGGCAAAGTAGATGGGCGACTTATCGCGTTCTTCTTGTTGCGCCTCAAACAGGTACTTATCAGCCATCTTTTCAAGATATTGGATGCGCCCAGCGTCAACTTGGGGCAATTCCATGCTCATTCTGTGCGCCAACATCATCTGAACAGCCTCATACCACCTTTGAGGGATCTCTAGCTCACCAGAAAGCGCTCCAACGTCCATAATTTGACGTTGATACCAGACTGTCATCTGAATAAATGGGTCATTAGGCGTTGGCCATAGGTAAACAGTAGGCTGCGGGATGGTTCTATCAAACCAAAACTGAAACGGCTGGTTTGCTGTGAAGTTTTTATTGGGCAAATTGGTGTAATCATCACGATTTAGGCGTGACATTTGGATTTCACGGCTGTTATTGCCCACAAACCACTCGCGCAGAGCCAATGTTGTGTTGTTATAAGCACGGATTCGGTAGTACATGACCGATTGACCGGGGTCAATGTCAGTCCACACCCACTGATTGTCAGTAACTTGTATGGCCCCAAGGTTGTTTAGGGTGTTCCATGTAACGCCATCAACCGAATACTCTAGCGTGATCGACCAAGTAGCCGATCCACCCCCAGCAACATAGGGTAAAAAGCCAATAGAGCCAGCGTATATGGGATTATTGGTGCCGTAATTAATAGATATGTTGCCATTGGCGCTTGTTTGTTGACAAACTGTATCAATGTCGGAGTCGTAAACATTTGCAATTACTCCACCAGCAGAGGTTGTGTATGACCCAGAAGGTCGGTTCATGGAGCGATACAGCACGTTCAGAACGTCTACACATCCCACGGGCATGGTATAGATGTATTGGTCAGCTTTTAGACCAAACACTTTTTTATTGATTGCCCAATAGTTGATGCCTTGATTGGCAAGATGCGACAGCAAGAAATATAAAGACTGGCGAGCAGATACGATTTGCTCCGAGGTAAGCTCTTCGGCCAATTTGCCGCATCGACGAGCACCATGATCAATCAGATCTTGGACGCTGATAACGGTCTCTCCAACTGTGCCTGAATAAGCCATTCGTTACCTCACCATCCTGGGCAATTCCAACGCTTCAAGGATGCTTTTGCCCTTGGAGCGTCACCTTTTGAATGCTCTACAACACCTGACATGCGGGCGCAGAACGAGTCCTTTCGAGCACCGCCTTGTGGTTGCGGAGCTTTTAAATTACTTCCTGTCTCACGATTGTACTTAGCCCTACCCTTGGCGGTCAATCCAGCACCCTTTTCTACGGACAGCTTTTCTCCGCGGCCAACTGCTAGGCTTGGGCCACCCTCTTTAAACTTTTTGCCTTTATCGGCAGCGGCAAAGTCTTTGCCCACTTTGGTAGGAATCCCAACTTTCTTTGCAAAGCTTGGGTTGTGCGCTACGGCTTCCATGAGCCTGTGTTGGGATGCTGATTTGCTAGGCATGGCTGTCAATCTGGGTTTTTAATTAAGATGCCACCTGCATACATACTACAAGTCAATGGGCCACCAGAGCTAGACTTAACGCAAAATTGCATGTCTGTCTTTTCTGGGTGCGGGATTGGCGCAGTAAATGGTGTCTCTTGTTTTTGCACAAAAACAGTCTGGTGTGTTACTGTGATCAAGCCATTATTTGTACCGGCATTAAACTTGTTGTATTCTTGACCCGTCATATAAGCGCTTGAAGTGAATCCAATTGCGGCGTCATATTGGGTGTAAGACAAGTAGAAAGTGTAACCAGCAGGAACGGTGTAAATCGACATCTGGGTCTGACCAACACCAGCATTGATTTTGGCGTACACGGTTGAGCTGATGGACGCCGTAATGTTGCCAGTGTTCGTGCTATTGAGCATTGACATACCATTGATTCGCAGGAAGGAATTGGTGGTAGTCACGCTAGTTGTTCCGTTTAACGCAATTGTCTCGGTCAAAGGAATAAAACCTGCGCCCAAGCCATCAATCACAACAGAGCGAGCAGTGTTGTCAGTTGCAGAATCACTTACCAAAACCAATGGCGCGGCAACGGATGGATATACATACAAACCACCAGATTGGGTTTGACCTTCCCACATTGGGCCTTGGGCCGTGTTGGCAATATTTGGTGTGTAACCAAAAATCTCTATGCCTGTGTGACCATCAACTTGGCCACGAGCAACTTGCAGTTCAAAAGGCTCAAATGTGCCTTGACGCGTTGCGGAAGAATAAGTCCCCATATTTATCTCCTGAAAAAAGTAGGGGCCGAAGCCCCCACTCTTAGCACTCTACAGAACCGCCACGCTTTTTAGCGGGGGAAACCGTCACAGACTTCTCGGTTTTAGTTACGCTGCCAGGTTTTTTCTCTGGGCTGGTAAAAAGTCCCTTTACGCCTTCATAAATGCGCTTGGGGAATCCAAGAATTGCTTCACGCGTAGCTTCGTTCTCTGCTTTCTCAGCAGCTTTCTCAGCTTCCATGCGCTTGGTTTCACGAGCGATGATGGGATCAACCGCACCGCCCGTGTCATACTTTTTTACTGAACCACCTTTTTTATAGGTTCCAGAAAGTTGGTTAATGCTAACGGGACGTGCTGGACGCTTATTTCCCTGCGGCATTTCTACAGCCGCTCCATCGTCCTGAACTGCTCCGCCCCTAGCAAACTTTTTTGTGGCACCACCTTTTTTGTAGCCACCAGCATTGGACTTAGCAACGCCACCAGTAGCATAGCCACCGCCATTGCCTTCTTTCACTTTACCAGTTTTAGCTGGAGAGTTATCAGGCTTGGCTGTGTGCATCTTGGTGTCGCGGTAAGCTCCACCTTGATTTTCGGTGTTGATGATGCCGCCATCTTTGTAGCCGCCTTGAGCGTTAGCAACGCCGCCAGTCTTCAAGCCTTTGTGAGCTTTGCTAGCAGGTTTGCCTTCGTGAGATTTTAACTCTTTCTCAATTTTACCCATCTTGGCCATCTCGGCTTTGTGGGTGGCTTTGGACTCCATTTCACCGCCTTTTTTCATCATAGCTGGAGGAACAGCCATGGCTTTACGGCGAGCTGCCAATGAGGGCTTGGCAGGACGAGCAGCGGGCATCATGCCGCCGCGTGCGGGCATAGCGGAAGGCAATACGGCTGGCATTGCACCACCCATAGCTTTTTTAACTTCCCCGCCCTTTTTGAGCTTCAGCTCTACTGAAGGCTCGGTGGTCATCATTTTGACCATTGGTTTGAACTCGGCCATGATTTACTCCTTAAACTTTCTGGGCGTAAACCACGGTCAGGCGGAACACGCCTTGAGTAGCTACGGTGCCATTAGGATCAGCAGTAAATACCACGCTTTGGTTTGCGCCAATGTCTGACATTGCGGTCAGTTGGGCAGCAGTAAATGTCAAAGCAGTACGACCAGCAGCGCTAGCGTCAGTTGCAGACAAATACTGTGTACCAGCAGCAGCGGTTCCAATAGTTACTGGAACTTGTGTAGCAGTACCAAAGGAAGGAACGGTCACCATATCAACCAAGAAGTCGATAATTTGTGAGTTCGCAGGTAATGTGAGTGTGGAGCTAACGGCAGTGCCAGCAGCTACAGTCGTCACGGTAGTGGTTTGTGTAAGCACGACAAATCCACCGTCAACGGTGTCTGTCAATGTGCCCGACCCTGCACGCAGGGTAGAACCAAAATAGGTTTGTGCCATTCTTTTCTCCTGTTGAAGAGGGGAGGACTAGCCTCCCCCACTTTCTCTAAACGCCGGGCGTTCCGTACATTGCACGCCAGTCGGTGAAACCAACTTGGTAACGCTCGGTAGCCTTGTAACGCATGGAGTCGGTTTCAAAGTCGCCTTCCATGGTTTTCTCAAGCTTACGACGCATCAAGAGCTTCATGCCTTCTGGAGCATCAGTCTGAACCCACCATGCGGTTGGGTTGGTCAAACGTGACAGAACAGCAGCACCCTCATCCAGCAAACCGATAGATTTGATGGGGTTGATGTCGTTGTTTGCATTACCAGCACGCAGAACAGACTTCAGCAAAACTTCAGCTTGGAACACGTTGCCAGGAGCAACCACCAGTTGACGTGGCACCAAACGGATCTTCTTGCCGTTGTTGTCCACAGCCTGACGGATCTGGATCAACATTTGCTCAAGAGAGGTTTGTGACAAGTTAGCAGCAGTAGCCAACAAGTTACTTGCAGTGCCGTTCACGATGGGGTGTGAAGCGCTGTTCAGTTGCACGCCGTCGCCGCCTGGGTAAGCTGCGTTAAACGCACGGTTCAACACGTTAGCAGACAGAGTTTCTTTGGTCTCAATCAAAGACTGAGCCAAGTGACGAGCGTAAACTTGACCGATGCGGATGTGGTCACCGTCCTCAACCAAAACTTTGGTCAAAGCGAATGCCAAACCAAAGACTTGGTAGACATAGCGCTGGAGGAACAACACGCCACCTTGTTGGTACGACACTGGGGTGCCGTCTGGCAACTGAGGTGCTGCACCGAAACCGTACAGGACGGGTTCTTCGTGGTAGTTACGTGGGATGCCTTCCTGCTCGCGGAACACACGGCTCCACTCATCAGTGCGCTGATCATAAACGCCGTCGAAGCATTCGTTCAGGATAGGTTCAACAATCGAACGAAAGTCCGTACTTCTCATTGGAGCTGCCATGATTCGCCTCCTTAAACAGCGTTAGTGGATGCTTGGAACTGTGACTCATTGATCACAGCACGTACAACCGTATATGAATCGCCCCAAGCGTTATCTACGAGGGGAGCCAAGTCCACAATACGCATCTGTGCACTGTTGCCAGCGCCAACCAGAGTTGTGGAAAGTGTGCACTGAGACAAACCAGTGACATTGCTGCCAGCGGTGGTGTTGCTCAAGTCGGCCATGTCGCCAACAGAGGTTTGTGCCAAAGAACCGTCAGCTTGGATTTCGTACACGATGTTAGGATCGTTGTAGAAATAAGCAATGCATGAACCAGTTTGGTATGCAGTGCTAGCGGGCCAGTAGTTAGACACGCGACGACGGCCAGTAGTGTCAGTCCACTCAACGCCAGCAAAGGCACCGAGGAACGAATCACCAGCAGCAGCGATTTGGATCACGCCAGTAGTAGCCAACTTTACGGGTTGACCTTTCAAGATGTCGCTGGAATAACCAGAGACGATACCGCCAGCAAGCGCTTGGGCACGATCCAGACCGGATGGGTGGAACGCAGGGCGCATACCGAACGGAGCATTTGTAGAAGACATAGTCTTACTCCTTTAAGTTCGATGTGTATTAGCCATTAAAAATTGGGGCTTCTACACGTTGATCAATTTTGTCCAATCCTTCGCCTTCAATTCGACCCAACGCTTTACCGTTGCTATCGCGTCCAACCTGCTGCTCCGCTTGAAGTCGAATCTTGTTCGCTTCCTCAAGTGGTGCATCGTGGTGAAAGTGCGCCATAATATCCTGATAGATATCCATCGGGATCTTGTGGAGCAACATCTCGTTGCACGCAATAAAACCAGTGTGTTCTCCAGCTTTTACGCGATAGTTCTCAAAGTTTGGAAATTCCTCGGCTTTAACGGGAACATAACCTATCCGAATACGCTTATCAATACTGTCGTAACTATTAGTTGTCGATAACCAGCAAAGATGCCATCCTTTTAACTCTGGCGTCTTGGGCAATGCGCTTTGTGTCCACTCATCACTCCACATCTTGCGACGTTCCTGAGACGACATGAACTTCTCTTCGGGGGCAGCGCGTTCTAGATCTTGCGAAGATCGGGTCTCACGACCACCAGCGGAGAGAGATTTCTTTAAACGAGATTCTGTCATTTTTAACTCCTATAACCTTGAGATTGTTTAGATTCAGTTGCGTAACGCTTAATCATTCGTGCTCGCTTGTTTGGGTCATCCCAAAAGCCAGCATCTTTCATGGCTCTCACTTGCTCTGGGGATAGAGTAAATGAGTTTCTGCCGCCACTAGAGGCGATGTTTTCGCGTCCTGAACCCGTCACAATACTTCTCGGTTTGCGAGAAGACCTCTCGTCATGATTAACATTATATCTATGCGGTAACCGTTTTAGCAAGCGGTTATCTAACTCCTCCCAATATTCACTTGAATTGGGATCCCAACCTTCTTTAACTAATTTCTGATCTATAACTTTTGCTATTTCAGAATCTTCGTCACTACCACTTGGGTCATACCAAGGGTTTCTATCCATCCAACGTGACGCTTGGCGTTGCATCTCTGCATTATCTTGTTGAATAGGACGGTTTTGAGTAGCTCTATTTGCTTGGGTTTTGAGGGTTTTTAATGCCTCAACTTGGCGGCGAGTTTCGTACCACATCTCCTGCGCTTTAGCCATTGCTTCACCATCTCCAGCACCTGTAGCTTCAGATAGTTTCATGCGGGCATATTGCAGTCTTAACTCTTGATCCTCGATTGCTTTATCAATTCGGGCAAGTTCAGAACTGTGGGTTTTTCGCTCAACCACTGACAAGCGTTCTTGTAACTCTTGGTTTTGACGAAGAAGGTTTTGTAACCGAATGTCTTTTTCTACATTCGCTTGTTTAATATATTCCTTCTTGGCTCGGCGGCGTGCACGGCGTGCGGCACGGATAGCCTCAGTATCATCAGGTTGGTCAGCATCATCATCTACTGCACCACCTTCAGAGGCTTCTACCCCCTCACGCTGCTCTTGTTCCTCTGATTGAGGAATATCAATATTATCTGGCAGGTCTACAGTTGCAGAGCCGTCAGAGCCTTCAGATACTTTAATGTCTAGGTTATCGTCTTTATCACTCATGTTTTACCTCACAAAAATGCTTTCATTGAAAGCGGGTCACCAGTTAACTTGGCAATAACTTCATGGTCGTTTAGAACCATGAATAGCGCTGGGTCTTCAAATGCGTCCTCACCGGGCACTTGAACTTCCCAACGATCTCCGCCCCACTTAGGGACACGGATGTAATCACCCACTTCGCACCAAGTGCCTTCTGGCCATGGTTGCATAGTGTCACGGTGCTTAAAGGCGATTGGGCCTATTGCCAATACCTTAGCCACCATGTTTTGCCATTTCTCTGTTTCTCTGGTCTCTTCGACCAAGATAATCCCAGAGCTGGTTGACTTCTTCTTTGTGCGGCGCAATTGCACCAAAATACGTCCACCAAGCGGCAATGCGCCTGGCTCTACTGCGGGGAAAGCCCACGCCAACTCATTATCTCGTTCACTCATCATCGTCTTCCTTTAACAATTTATTTAAAATGTCTAAGGCTTGTTTTAAGCCACTATGTTCACCTACAAGGCGTTGATACGTTTCCCAGTTAACAGCGTTTCCTGCTGCAAGGGATGCGGCTATTTCAGCCTGACGTAACTTGATCTCGCCTATAAGATCCGAAATTGTGTTCATTTACTTTTTCTTAGCTTGGCTGAGTCCTCCTTGTGGTTTTGAGCCGTTGGATTGGCCTTTAGGTTGCATGCTGCTGCCATCAAGCTTCTCGCCCATTGCGATACGCTTATGTTGTGGCACGTTAATGCTCTTTTGCTCTTGATCACTGGTAGCCATAGGGGCCTCCTTGTTTGCTAGTTAAAGTAAGTGCAGTTTTGGTCTGCTCGTTTTGCAACTTGACGGCATCTCTGGTCAAGCGTGCAGATTCGATACGCTCTTTGGTTTCGTTGTCGCCTTGAGCAATAGCCATCTTGAGTTGCAATTCTTCTTGGGCAAGCGCCATGTCGTCTTGATGCTTTTGCATTTCGAGCTGGATATCTGCTTGATCTTTTTGTGCACGGCGCTGGGTTTCCGCCATGCTGGTCTCCATCAGTACTTGAGCCTCTGGAGTCATTGGGGGCTTGGGTTGGAACTGCTGCATCTGCTGCATCATCTGTTGGATGATCGGCATGATCTGCTGGAAGGTCTGTACGCTGTCTTGGTTGACGTGCTGGCCAGCCAAGGCAAACAGCTTATCAATCTTGGGAGTAACATCTTCCACGTCGTAGTCTGTAACAGGCTTGCCAAGGGACTTGTTCACGTAGCCATTCATGCGGTTGAGATACCACAAGGTCAAGTGTTGCTTGATGTGCTCCATCACTTGGGGGATGAATGCGGGGGCAATCATGGGGTTTGCGCCAAGGATTGGGTCTTTGGCGAAGTCCAAGTGGCTTTGGATATGGGCAAGGTGATCTTGCTCAATATAAGCAAAAGCAGGTTGTCCAATCGACATGGCCACGTTCTCATTAGCAGAATCCCGCTTCTCAGGATCAGGAACGCCCCGCATCAACTCATTGACGCCTGGCACCTTAATCTGCTTCAAGAATCTTTCCACCACAGACTTGCGGTCAAACAGGTCGGGGTGCTTCTCCATAACCTGCATGACGGCCTGTATTTGGGCCATACGCTGCGTTTCAGAGAAGATGTGGGGGTCAGACACAGGAACTACGTCTGTGTTACGCATGAAGTCTTCACGGGTGATTTCTAGGTCTTCAACCACGTCACCCTTCTGCATGTCGTCCAAGTACCAGCGGTTCAGCCTAGCAAGAACCTTGAGCACACGGCTTTGGCTTGCGTGGAGTCGGGCATGGATGGCGGAGAACACAGCAGCACCCTGCTCAATCAGGGCTTGGGTAGTTCCTACGGGAGCTTGTGAATTTACGTCAGCAATCTTCTCTTCCGCAGTAGTAATCACTCCCTTGGCGGCTTTTTCCAAGAATCCCATCAATTGGAACAATACGGGGCTAGGCGCATTAAAGGGCAGCGGCATGGCAATCTTGCGGACGTCATCCACACCGGGCGCACCTTCAATCTCCACCACTTGGGTGACCTCAACTTGTTGGCTCTGCCCGCTGATCTTGCCGCCTTTGAGCTTTAGCATGGTTGGGGCGTTGTTGATATGGGCTGAGTCTAATAAAGCCCTCAGAGAGCCTGTAAGGGCTGCTGCCAAGCCTCCAATAAGGTGGGGCAATCCAACAGCATACGCTCCACGCCATGGAATGAATTTGAACTCAATCAGCCAATCCAGCTTGGACATGGTGTCATCACCATCTTCCCAGTTGCGGTACAGGCCAATGACTTTGCTCTCGATGTCGTCAATCATCAAGATGTAGGGCGCAGACTCTCCCTTGGTGTAGGAGTCGTCTTCCAGCTCAAGCCATGTATATACGTGGTATATACGTCTTACGCCATCTTCATTCTCGTCAATCTTCTTACCTTCAATCTTGTCGGTAGCTTTCTCAGAGCGGGTTTGTTCCGGCTCCATAGTGGCGCGGATATAACTTGTGTCACGATATAGACCTGAGCTGATGCGGCGTTTAAATTCCCAATCCGTGATGTCCATCACCTCGGTGACGCGCTGGGCTGTGTAGAAGTTTGCAGCGGAGAATGGGAGCAAGATGTTGTCGATAGGAACAAACTCGGCGCAGGGACGCTTCTTGTTCTCGTCATACCAGATCTTCATGAATTGAGAGCCACCCAATGGCAGTTGGGTGAGCAGTTGCTCTTGCTCGTCACGGAACTCTTCAATCTGCTCGGTAAGTTGCCAGTTCATGAAGTCACGCTTACGCTCGGCAACCTCAGTTTTTTCCTTGTCCACGTCACCCAGAATCTTGGTGCGGGTTGGGCCATCTGGTGGGAACAGCTCTTTAATAGCGCGAGCAGCAAAGTCTACGCAAGCTTCAGCCATTACGGGGTGGACTACCTTAGAAGCACCCATGAAGTTAGCACCGCCTGGTGCGTCATTGCCCATACCTGTGCGGCGGATGCCTTCTTCGTATTGCTTGTCGCGCTGTGAGCGGGCTTCTTTATCTTTGTCGATTAAGCCAAGATAGCGCAGGGAGATCTTGTCCAGCTCCCAAGGATCTATGTCTTCAGCAAGGTTTGAGTAGAAGTCTTCGTCCTCATCAGGGCCTTTGAAGTTATCCATAGTGACCACAGCAGAGCCATCAGGCAGTTCTTCTATGCTGGATTCTTCTAGGTCTAGATCCACCTCCATACCTTGATCTTCAGGTGCGGGTGGTTCATTTCGACCAAACTCTGGGTCGATGGGGAATTCTGTTGCCATTATTTACTTCCTTCTAAACTTCGCGTCGTTCACGGCCATATATATTGCATCTAGGTTAACATCGCCACCCTTTTTAAATGGTGCGCCTTCAATAATCCGCCCACCATCACTCATGTCAGGGTCTGTGTTGTAGACAGCACCACCTTCAGCCATTTCAGGTTCTGGGTAGTTAATAGCCTTCCACTCTTCAAACGATAGAGGGTTTTGCTTCTGTGTCATGCCCTTTACTGCTTCGTTGTATTGGGGCATGAGGGCTTGCTTGGCAGCGCCCTTAGCGGCTGCTTCAGCACGTAGTACAGCTTGTTTCTCCAGCTCTCTTGTGGCTACGGCAGACTTAACTGCTTTACCAGCCATTCCGCCTATGCCAAACTTTTGATCCTCTACTTCCATCATCATGGCGTCAAGGTTGTCGGAGACGAGTCCACCCGAACGGTATTCATGAGGCTTATTAAGCTCATTAATATAAGTGGTGTAATCATCCAAAAATTGTTGATCAATGGGTTGAGACACGGCCTCATTACGCTTCTCAATTGCGCCAATTGCAGCGTTGCGTAAAGATTCCTTGGTATAGGGTATTTTGTTTTCTCGCTGCATCAATTCTTGTTTGATGGGATTCATAGTGCGGTAAAACAAGGCCTCAACATCAACCAAGTCATTTAGGCGTCCAAGGTGTTCTCCGCTGAAGTCAGTGTCATATGGGAACTTCCAAGGCGATGGAGAGAGTTTCATGCCAGTGGGGGTGTTGCGGATGACCGATGAACCAATCACTCCTTTGCCAACTCCACGCAATGGCTCATAGGTGGTGGCATTCATCAAGTCCTCAGCATTAAACCCAAGTTTCTCTTGAGAACTTTTTTGCCAAATAAGCCTATCAGCAATCGCCTTACGCAGTTCGCCCGAAGGAACATTCATGCCTTCGCCAGTATATATTTGATCTAAGCCCTCTGGATTTGTAAAACCCTTGAATTCAGCAAAAGGCTTTTGACCTTTGTATTTGGCAATCGGCGGGGTAAAGTTCCGCACCATATCGCTCAACTCATCAGCTTGTTTTTGAGTCAACTCACCAGTTATTAGCTTGTTGTTGATCATGTCAAAGACAAACTCGCTGTACGGCAAGGCGTAATCTTCGCCACGAAAGCCCATAGTAATTGGGAAATGCAACACCTCACCAGTGCCGCTACGACCAAGGCTTTCTTGTGTGGCAACATCTGAACGAGTTTTAACTCGTTTGGCTATTTCTGAACCTGAAGCGCCAGCAATACCTTTTTTTACATGACCCGTATCAAAGGAATACGGGACGCCACCATGAGTCTTGCGGAATATTTGGTTAGGCAGATCAACGCCAGAAACTTGAGTGGTTTTAACATTTCGGCTTTGACTATCCCAAGGGAGCACCAAGGCGTTTGCGCCCTGAAACTTACTAATGTCAAATGGTTCATTAGGGTTCAATCCAGTAGCTTGCTCATTAACAAAACGCGTACCCACTAACGGGTCTGGATTCTTTTCTGTGGTCTTGCGATAGCCAACAGATGGCTGGGTCTGCGACGCTAGCTCTTTGCGTCTGCCCTCCGCCTCAAGAGCCGCCTGACGATTTGCCCTTGCTTGAGCGCCCAAACGCTTGGCAATATCCGGCTCTTCATCAATAAGATTTGAAACAATGATCCCAGGCTTATTAGAAGCAGGATTAACAACAGGAAGCGCCAACCCTTGCTTAAACATATAGTCTTCAAGGGCTTGGCCAACCACAGGCTTTGCGGCCTTAGCTGCTTGCTTGGTAGCTTGTTTGGCGGCTGGCCCCATTACGTTCTGCAAGGCAACAGCTTCAGGCAAAACAGGAGGCAGTTTGTATTTGGTTTCTAGTTGCTCTAAGAAGTTACCCACATTACCAACGTAGTCCATTCCCTTCTCGGTAGTAGGGATGTACATGCGCTGGTTGATGTATTCTTGGGCGGCGTCTCCGCCTTTAATGGCTCTAGTAGGCAGCGATCCGACAGTAGCCAGTATGCCAGAGCCAAAGGTTCTAACCGCCTCTAAAGCAGCATGAGCTTTGTCTAGCGGCGATAGCTTGGCATCCCTAGCAGCCTTCTCACGAAGTTGCTCATCTATGAGTCTCTGGCCCTGCAAAAGGTTTGCGCGGGTCGGCACATCAAATGGGATGCCTTTATCGGCCATGGTCAACCTCAATGTGTTTGTAGTACGCCGTTCTGGCGTTTGACACAAGCATCCAAGTCGTCTTGAATCAGCTTGATAATCTCTTCCGTCACGCGCAACACATACACATTTTGGTCATTCCCAATTGGCTCTTTGTAGAAGCGAAGTACAAATTCGTCAGCAACATTTAGTTCAATAAAGTTTTTCATTGGGTTTTAACCTTTCAGGACTACATCATACTCTTTAAGTAAAGGTTTGGCTACTGATGTAGTTGTGTATCTTTTGACTGACCCATGGTGAATGTTGGAGCAAAGCACAGCCTTACCGTAATTAAATACTGGTTCGCTCTGTGCTTTAGATGTTTGACCCACGGAGCCATGCCATCGCAATACACTATCCCAGACTATTCTCAACCACCGCGCTCTAGGAATTCGCCCACGCTCCCTGCTCTGGCTCGCTCGTGTAACAGGGTATCTCAGCACCAACCATCGACGTACCGCATTGGGCTGTCCAAAAGCAAAAACCCCGCAAAATGCTCTGTGGTCTTGGCTCTTGGCGAGAGCAACAACAAGACGATTGACGTTACTCAAAAGACTCGCTTGCTGTACGACAAGACCACACAGAACTTTACGGGGTTTTTCTCAAGTAACGTCAACGCCTAGTTGCCACACTAGACAACGCCATTGTATATCGGCAAACAACAGAATGTCAATTAACCTATTAGGTTATCAATGTCCAACTGGCTGTCTATCCATGCTGACAGGCTCTCGCACAGTCTCTCAATAGCTTCCCCACCGTCGATAGGATCGTTGAGCAGCTCTCTCAATGCTCTGTGGTCAGCCACTATCTCAAACCTGCCATCACATAAGTGAGTGGTCACTATCTCATCATACTGCATAGGGGTTCTCTTTCCTCTTCGCCATTCCGCTGTCATAGTAATCTTCTTCGTCATAAGCCTCTGGGGCTGGGCCATCAATGTCAATCCATCCAGCATCACGCAGGAAGCGCAGGGCTTGGGAGGTCGAGTCTACAAAGTCATCATGGGTTGTATCAGGAAACGCACAGAGCTGGCTCAGCAACGGCTCGACCCAATCCTTCACGTACCGTGGACGTTGGCTGCTCTCAGGCATCCAAACTCTGCCTCTAGCGAACAGCGAGGATATGACGTTCAAGCGCTGCATCTTGTCAGCCCGGCCAGGGTTGTACGCCCTTACAGGCAGATGCGCCCTCTGCAAGTCTTGGATCAAGCTGATACCTGCTGACTTGTCCTCGATCAAGATCAAGTCTACCCTCTTACGGTCTCGCCCCTCTCCATACACCACCTCGTACTCATCCAAGACCTTTGGGCGCAGATCAGGGTACTGTAGCCTGTCCTGCCAGCAGTCGATCAATAAAACGCTCATAGGGCCATCTAGAGGCTTGAATACGCCCCATGTGGATGCAGCAGTAGGGTCGTTAACCGTCTTCTCGCTAGTAGCCACATCGTAGCTCTGCAAGATGTACTCAAACTTAGGAAACTCTTTGTTGTTGGGCCACAACCGGATCATGTCCCGCTTGATGATGCCAGACTCTTCAGGGTCGATGATCTCAGCGTGGATCTCCTGCCGACCTAGCTTTGTACCTTCGTACTGGAGGATCTGCTTCTGAAAGCTTGGGGCAAGGTTGGCTAGATTGGTGTAGGTCGAGGCTGTAGTGACGCAGACATCGTCCCCATCTCTGCCTACAAGGTCTACGATCAGGTCTTTGGGTCGGGGGGTGGTTGTACACAGTATGCGGGTCTTCTTGCCTAGGCGCACGGAGAATTGGATCTGATCCCAAGCTTCTTGCAGGTAGTCCCAAGCGGCAAGCTCATCGCAATTATGAACAACTATGCCATTAGCAATAAACTCATGCTCCCCCTCAACTGTCAGGTTGTATGTTAACGAGTTGGGCAAGCGTTCGGCGTGGAGTACCTCCATTTGCTTCAGTGCGATAGGTTCGTACAGTTGACTTGCCATTACAAGCTCGGCAGCAATACTTTTGAAATCGTTTGACGGCTGTGTACTCTGATCCGCAGACAAGGCAGTTTCTTTGCTCTGGAATGAATTTGTTATTTCTCCATTTCTCAGTGCAATCTTTTGAGCAAAACTTGCCAGCTTCTCCAGCAGAGCAAGAGATGAAGCCTTGGCCGCAATGAAGGCACGTTGCAGACTTTGGCTTGCGAAGCGAAGCAAGGGTTTGGGCTGCTGCAAGCTTTTGCTTTTCTGATCCAGCTCGACCTGTTGAATGGAGGCTGTGATGGTCTCCCCTAGGCATTGCCACGAGATTGGACGGATCGTTATTGGTTTTATCTTCGTCTCTATGGTGCACAACCCATCCTTCGGGTATGGCTCCATGATGTTGCTCGTATATAACTCTGTGGGCATATTTGCCGTTAACGCGTTTGTAGCCACCCATACTTGATCACCAATCTTGATATCTCCAGCGGGAATCCACTGGTCTTCCACAAGTATCGGATGGTCTGAGGTAATTGTCAAGCTCGTAACACCACAATCCATTCGCACAAGATCATTTGTATTGCCAGAAACAGATGAGGCTAAGACCTTGCGTGGCCCATGGCGAGTCATGACCATATCGCCAACAAAAATGTTCTCTATAGGTTTGGATGAACCGTCTGCCATCCATATCTTTGTGCCAGGGGTGCAACACCAAGCACCGTGCCATTGTCCACCACGGAAACGCTCAGGCTCGGATGCTGGGATGCCTTTAATAAGTGAGCCGTTCACCAGCCGTATCTCGTGGTAGCTCTTGTTGTAGTCTGCTATCAGCTCTTTGGGAATGACATTGAGCAGTCCTGAGTCACCCTCAAAGCATGTACCCCTTACGTCTGAGCTTGTGGGGGCAGCTACTAACCAGCGAGTGTTGGGCTGCTTCCATGCCCACCATCCAATCTGCTCAGCAGCAGTTCTAGTCTTACCGGCTCCGCGGCCCGCCAACAGTAGCCATATGCTGTACCAATCCCCATGGGGGAGGATCTGATGCTGGTGAGCCTGAGTCAACCACCTCATCCTCCATGCGCTTGCTATTTGCTCTTCTGTACTAAGCGTGGCAAACGCACTTTGGAACTTGGGGTCTTTCAGCGTCTCAATCAGTTGTTCCTGCATTCTGTCGAGTGAGTTCGATGTTGTCTATCAGCGCGGAGATAAGCCCCTGAGCCTCTACCTTCACCTCTACGGGGTTCTCTTTATCCCCACTGAGCTTGACGTTCTCTCTCCAGCTATCAGGGAAGCGTGCAGCCATTGATCTGCCATACAGTGATGCGTTGATGTTGCCGCTGTCCTTAGTCCCTACAAGGTAAGTTTGGCCCTGATCTTCCCACCACATTTGTGAGTGAGTGTTCGCTAACTCTAAGGCGTGACAAAACTCTTCGTGCTCATCACGTAGTCTGCACAGTGTTCTGTAAGAAATGCCTAAGCTTCCCGCTATGTAGTGGAAGCTCTTACCCTGCTTACCTAGCTCTATAGCTATGTCGCAGAATGATGGGTCGTACTTTGTGGGTCTGCCACCTAAGTTAGTGGTTACTTCTTTTGTCTTGGCCATATGCTCTCAATGACTCCTTTGCGCTGATTTTAACCCATGTTGCGCTTAGTGTGTAGTCTTTTCTCGCCTCTGTTGGATAGCTTCCACTGTGTGTTGGCCCAGCTACCCTTACTCCTTGATTCGTCTAGAGCCTTGCTAGATCTCTGTGAAGTAATGGCGGATTTCTTGAGTTCCGGAGTGATTTGGCTTGGGCCTTTCCAATCGAATGCGCTCATTGTAACTTTCTCGTCTTAAAATGTGGTTAACTTTGGGGACATTATGACAACAATCATTGCCGATTTAAAGCTGGGTCTAATGGTAGCTGATTCCTCCATTAGCGATGGCGACAGAATTTGGTTTGGTCAGAAGGTTTACCGTCATAAAGGTTTTCTCCTTGGCTTTGCAGGTGATGTGGATGAGTCCATTGAGTTCCTTTCCTGGTGGAAAGTGGGCAAGAAGGGCAAGAATCCTCGCTTCTCTAACTCCGAGGCGCTTGTGATGGGGCCTGGCACGCTGGTATACTACGCTAAGTCCTTGATTCCTATGCCTATTTCTCGCGGCATTGAGGCTATCGGCACTGGAGGCAAAGCTGCTATCTGTACTTATGAGGCCCTTGGTTGGGCTGATCCTGTTAAAGCTGTGAGGCTTGTGTGTAAGCATGATGCTGGCTCTCGCGCACCTGTTCGTACCTATAAACTGAAAGGTTCTTGATGTATTCATCGCTATACGAATTCTGTACCGTGCGTCAATTGGAATACTTGGAGGCTGTAGAGAAATATGGAAGCGTAAGAGGGGCAGCTAAACATTTAGGGGTCAACAAGAGCACAATCACTGAGGCTATTACATCAGTCAAGAAAAAGGCTTCGTTCAGAGGCCACTCCCCTGATCACGACATGACCCACGTAGTACCAGAGGGCTACACAGTTAAAGGTGTTTCTACTTATTACGATCAAGATGGCAAGCCTAGAGGTCAATGGGTAAAGTCTACAGTAGACGCCGATAAGAAAGAAGAGCTTGTCAGAATAGCTGTTGAGCAGCTTTCACAAGAAATTAAAGGACTATCGCCCATTCCTGAAGCGCCCAAGTATTCGCATGAAGATATTTTAACTGTTATCCCGATTGGCGATCCACACTTCGGGATGTATGCTTGGGCGGAAGAGGCTGGAGATGATTTCAATTCTGAGCTGGCTCGTGACTTGACTCTTGGTGCCGTTGACCGGCTCATGAGCTGTACACCTGAAACAAAGACATGCGTGATTATACCACTTGGAGATGTGTTTCACGCTAACGACCAATCAAATATGACCCCAGCTCACAAGCATCAGCTTGATGTAGATAGCCGCTTTGTAAAAGTGTTGGGGATAGGTATAGAAGCTTATCGACACTCTATCCTGCGGGCTTTGGAGAAACATGAAGAGGTCATTGTCAGGTTCGTAGCCGGTAACCACGATCCTCAAGCCATTTGGGCACTTGCCTTCACTATCCAAGCCTACTTCTCCAACAATCCTAGGGTGACCGTAGACCTGTCTCCCGCTAGGTTCTGGTTCCATCGCTTTGGAAAGGTCTTAATCGGGGCTACACACGGCGATACGTGTAAGCATGACCAGTTACTAGGGGTGATGGCTTGTGATCGCGCTGAGGACTGGGGACAGACCAAGCACAGGTACTGGTATACAGGACACGTTCACCATCAATCTGTGAGAGAGTACCCTGGCGTTGTGTGTGAAAGCTTCAGAACCCTAGCAGCTAAGGATGCGTATGCTGCGGGGCATGGTTACCGTGCTGGGAGAGACATGGTGGCTATTATCCACCACCGTGACCACGGTGAGATCGAGCGTCACAGATGTGACCTCGGGATGCTCAAATAAGAGCTAAATGCCGCTCGGCAATTTCTAGATCAATTGATTGGCCAGTCAGGCTGTAATTGATCAGATGGTTGGCAGCAATCAGGGCAGCTTGCTTGTCCAAGACTTTACGCTCGCTACTTTGCAGCAGGGGCATAAACTCTGCGTCCTTTGAGGGGAAGCCGAGAGCAACGAAGCCAGGCGAATAATCGTCCATGCAGGGGGCCATTCCAGTCATAACTCACTCCTTTAAGTAAATTTCAGAACGTAACACTTCAATTTCATCTAACAAACGATTGATCACATCACATGCATCCAGTAGAAGGCTGTTAACGCCCTTCTCCTCCCATGCAATAAAGTCGTATTTGTTTCTCAAATATTGAATCTGCTCATCAGTCATGTTTTTGCCTCACAAATTTTAGAAATCACGTTCATCACGTCTTTGTGAGCCATGTGCTCGCCAATTAAATATCCCATAACGAATATTGCAATTGCAGCAATCATGACATCCGATCTGTTCACTCTTCTATCCTTGATAGAGCGGTCTCTAGAACCTCTTTGATGTAGTTGAGTCCATCGTCCATCCGTCCACTGTCTATTCGACGCTGGGTCGAATTTAGCTCGTGGTAGGCCTCTCGGATAGCACTCCACGCCTCGTGAGCATAGTGGGCCTCGCGGAACTCAAACTGGTCGTCATACGTCACTACTATCTGTTTCATACGTCACTCCTGGTGTATATAACTTACCTTCGGCTATTGCACTCTTCAGCATATTCACAAACGCATAATTTAAAAGATACTCGATGGTTTTAGAGTCAATGTTCTTTAACAAGATATCGGCACTACCATCTTGATTCTCTTTTATAACTTCAAGTTCAATTTTAACATAGTCGGAGATACTTGTGCTAGTTTTTTCGCTCATGATGTCATTTTCCATAGTCCGATGTTGCTAAATGCATAACCTGCGTAAGCGATGGCCATGCCCATATTGCCCTTGTAGCCTTGCTCGATGGCCACAATCGTGTAAATCAAACCCGTGGTTGCAATCAGCCAGCCGCTCATAATGGAATCTCCTGGCAGTAACCCAACATAAACAAAACAAGGACAAAAAGACTGAACATACCTATGTGAGCAAACACTAACCTAAAGTAGTGCACTACCCCATAGACTTGGGGCTGGTGTTGTTTTAACCATTTGAACATGACTTGTCCTTTAGCTCTTCTTCATCAGTAAGCCATTGACGCACATAAAACTGATCACCTAAGTCTTCAATCTCAGCTTGGGGATAGCCGTTAGCAACCAGCCATTCCCGCATATCACCATCTTTGGTGTCGTATTTTTTAGGGAATCCATACCTCCACCCAGCAGGTGGGTCAACCCAGATTTTCATGTTTGTCCTTAAACATTCGTTGATGGCACATGTCTTCAAAGATATTCCATAGCTTCTCTTGCCTCAGAGCGTTGATAGTAATGAGTCCTAGCAAGGCGTTAGCCATGTCGTCTTGAGACAGCTCTGGCCCGTTGCATACACGATCAAAGAGCAGGTTTAAATCACCCTCTAAGTCCGTCTTCAAGATCGCCTGTTCTAAATCAAATCTATCGCTCATGCTTCACCTTTGTATATAGAAACCAGCAAATACAATAAACGCCATGAAACAAGCCACAGCAAACAGACCTTTAACGATCTGCAAGTTCTGATGCCGTCTCCAGTTCTTCTCAAAGGTCAGTTCTGATTCTCTGAGCTTTGCTTTTAAGTCTGATTGGATAGTCATACCATTTCCCCATAGTAAGAGAGGATTTGTTTGTACGCGCCCTTCAATGCGCCGATGTGTTGCGCCTCAATCTCAGGTTCATGCGAAAAGACGGGGATAGTCTCTGTCTCCAGCATCTCAAGGTCTTCCCTTAATCGGTCAAGAAAGATGTCGTCTATAGTGTCGTTGGTTATTTCAATAGTCAGTTTCATGTTAGTCCGATAGTGCGTGAAAGTATTTGCCAAATAATCTGAGTCCATTTTTGTTCCGCAGCTCATGTGCGGCTAGGGCCACGTAGTCCGTCTCTCTTGTGTGGTTAGGGCCTTCTACCAGCTTGTGGACTTTGCCAAACTCGTTTTCCACGGCAACGCTTTGGTAGTCGCACTCACCGGTGGAATATTGCTCTATCCATTTCCCATCCACCAAACATTCAAACGCTTGGATCATTTCACCCAGCACGTAGTCCCAGCGCTTGAAATAGTTGTCGTCTGTGTCCCACTCGTTCTCTTTTGGCGGCGCAGAGGTTGATTTAAGCTCTTCTGGGACATCTTCATCATCAACAAATGGTGCTCCATGTTTATGCTCTTGAAGCTGCTTGAGCATAGGTAGGATGATGTGCGCCAAGGTGTGATCAGCAGACCATGTGTCAAATTTATCTATCTTGACGTAAGTGATCTGAGGGTGCAGGAAATCCAATATTTTCTTCCAGCCCTCACAAAGCGGGTACATGAGTTCATGCAGCCGATCAATCTTTGGTTCGGAGTAATCTATCTCCCGCCAAAAGAATACTTTTTCGAGGATTGTGTAGGGAGAAATCCAATGATTTCTGTATTGGCTTAAGTAGACTTTCATAGCTGTCCTAGTAAGTAGATGGTGCCAATAGTTATCAGGGGGCCTAGTGCCACCAAAAACATGATCAGATAGCACATTAAAAGTATGTTCATTTGTTCCAATCCTCATTCTCTTCAAAATCAAACCACTCGTAGATTTCATGCATGATGGCATCTCGGATTACAAACTTAATTTGATCATCTGTCGGTTCATCCGTATGTTTGTAGGCACGAGCCATTCCGTAAGTAATACCGTTCTCGATGCACATCTCAAGCACCGCTTGTTCTTTAGGTTTCATGATTTTTCAAACAGACCTTTCCAATTAGGTTTTCTCCAGCCCTCTTCATTTATCATTGGCTGATAAGAACTTAATTCATAATTTGACTCATCGCCATTAACTTCAAAACAATACCCTGCGGTGTGGGCGCGCTTAATCTTTACAGAATAAGGATCAATGAATTCATCTATGGCCCAGAACAAACCCTCTTTATCTTCCGCCATAGCAAATCCAATCCATCCGCTCCCGTCACCATTGTCAGCCTTATAGTAATAAGCTCTCATTTCTTATCTCCACTAATTCGTTCTTTCTCCAGCCGCTGCACCTCTAGGATGGCATCACGCTGTTTGGCCATGTGGTTTAGGAAGCATTCCTTGTGGGCGTACTTACCCAGGAAGGCTGACTCTTCGTTGTGTTCTACAGGCTTATCGCAAAGAAAACAGTTCATGTTTAACTCCAAGTTAAGCAATTAGAGCATGTTTATTTGACTTCTTCAACCGTGATGACGTAATTTTTTCCTTGCATATCCGTCACCTCGATGGTCTTCTTAGAGCTGACCATGCGTCCTTCGGCGTCTACGTCAAACTTGATGGAGCCAACCAGCTTGATAAGGCCCTCCTGGTCATGCTCCAGCAGGGCTTTCTTGGTTAGGTGGCTGATGTAGTCACAATAGGCAAACATGGTTTCTCCTTTTTAAAGTGGGCGTATTGGATTGGGTTGTGCAGGTACAAGGCTACCTCTGAAATGTCCTCAAACTGCACGTCAGCGGTGCTATTGATAATTTGGAGGGCCAACTCCAAACCAGCATCAAGCCCTCTTCTGTAGTCGGTTCTATTGTCCATGTTAAGCCTTTGGTGATACGCGGATAGAAGCACCTTTGGTGGTGTACTTCGCAATTTGTTCAGGGGTAGCACCCAGCTCTGCTAGCAAAGCTTTGTAGTCTACGGTAGTGGTGTTGACCAAGCTTACGGCTACACCGTATTGCTCGCCACGGTGGTTGCCCTCACCCAGCTCATTAGCAATTTGGTCTTTCAGCTCTTTGCACTTGGCAGTAAGGTCTTTGACCTGGCGGTCTAACACGGCCAAGGTGTCGATGGGGTTTGCCAAGCTAAGGGCAAGGGATTCAGCGGAAGTAATTGCGTTCATATCTGTCTCTCTATCGTTCCTGCAACATCGCAGTGGTTGTATCTTAACTTAAAATTAAAGGATTATTCTAGGTATTTTCCCTAGGTTCTTCCCAACGGCTACCTTCCCAGGTCTCAGGGTCACGGTCATAGCAAGCCGCCTCATAAGCCTCTTGCCTTGTAAGGTGGTACTTGATCTCTAGGAACTCTTGCCTGTCCACTAATTCGTTGTAGTTCATCTCAAACCTCCTTGGTGATGAGGTACTCGTGGGCGTAGTCCAAAGACTCCACGGCAGCAATGATGTGATCTTGGTGCTTCATAGGGCTACGCATCAACTTGGCGGTCAGAGCCGCAATGATTGCAGCAGCAGCCTCTTCTGTAATTTGTGTAGCATCCAAGCCATTGATGGCGCGTAGGGCGTTAGCTGCCACCATAAAACCGTGTTCCATTGAGTCCATTTTGCTTCCTTGTATCGTTACCTGCGACGTTGCAGTGATAGGAAGTTTAACCGAAAGTTAAAGCAATACAAGTACTTTTGTAGGAATTTGCAAAATATTTTTCTAAGTGTTTACCCTAGCTAGCGTCCAGTCCAACAATTCTTGCTGGGTGACGCCGTAGTGCTTCTCAAATCCTTTGGTTCCTAGACCGTGGATTCCTGTGTTGCCCCTATGGTGCTCTACGCAAAAGGGCATGACGGTCAGATAGTCTCCCTTGCCCCAGCCCCCAGTTCTAAGGTGGTGCAGCTCTACGGGGCCAGGCTCATGTGGCCCGTGTATGTGGTGGCATAGACAACATCCCAGCTCCGCTACAGCATTCATGTGCTGCTTTTCTTTGAGAGTTGTCATTGTTTTTACGATTGGCTTTTGGCTAGACTAGACCAACTTGCACGTTTCTTTCTGCGCACATTCATTTTTTTTATGTCCTCATCTTTCATATAGGGCCACCATCGTTGTGTTTTTTCATCTGTAGGCCATTTAGTAAGTTCGTCAACAAAACGAACTATGTTAAACATTGGATATTTCTTTTTGTATAGCCATAAACGAATAATCAATTTATCTTTTATCCAATCTTCCGCCCATTCAAATTGGTTTTGATTTTCAAACTTGCTAATCATTTAATTCTTTCTTCCTTGGTCACATCAATGACCTATCTTGTGCTCGATTGGAGGCTTCCATGGATCGCCACACTTCTATTCTTGCTTGTGCGGCTATCAGCATCCACCGCTCTTGCTCACATGCCCTTGTAGCCTCTTGTAGGTGCTCTAGGTGCGTTTTGTAGCGCGGGTGGGCATACGCCTCCCTCTCTTGGGATACGGCGCTTGTAAAGCCGTTGTGTTCGGCTTCTTGCATAAGCTCTGCTTTGACAGTCTTACGCATCTCTTCCATGTAGACAAGATCAGCTTTAGCTTGAGCGTAGATCTTGCTATGGGTAATTAGGTAATCAACGGCATCTTGAATGTTCATCTGTAAAAGTACTCATCATTAACTCGGCTAGGCCACTTGAGGTAATCATTAGCGCCAGGTCGGTGCACTTGGGTCTTAAGCTCTGCGCCGTCATAGGTTCCCGTCCCTCTAACCGTGCTTACAGACTTGAGTGGGATTTTTATCGGGCCAAGGTATTCCAGCCTCTCTTCACCCAGATCTGTGAGCTGGAGCAAGTTGTCTCTAATTTCAGCCATTCCATCAGAGATTAGCGGCTCCACCACAAACTCTTTGAATCGAGCTGTAGAGCTGTTGCTGATAGCTTTACGCAGATCATTAAGGTCATGCGGGTGTCGAGCAAGCCTGACCATTGCGTGATGGATCGTAGACCCACGGTTGTACTTTGACTTCATTCAAGTTCCTCTCGAACTAATATGTCCACCCCAGGTACTGCGGAATAGAGCTTTTTAACATTAAGAAATATAACTTGCACATCATCTTTGTAAACAACATTATTCATGCTATCCAAAATTTGCTTGGCCACATTATCCACATCTGGCTTTTTCGTATGTTTTTCCTTGCCAGACAAACAGTCCTTAGTCCGTTGTTTGGAGTAAGACTTGGGCACAGAGAACCGAACGTAAAGAAACACGCTTAGAGGCGTTTCTAGAGGCTCTGACTCCCCCATAGCTCTAGTGGCAGCATCTTTGATTTGCTGTTCATAAGACTTTGTTTTGGCATCGGTGTAGGTCTGCACAAAGTTTTTGGTACGGCGGAATCTAGGTCTGCCCTTCCCCTTTGGCTCGCCCTCTACCGTGAAGCATACTTGCATGGTCATCTGAATTTATTCATTCTGTTGCGGAGATCTTGGATTGCCTTCTCCCCGCGGGTTTTACGAATCTTTTCGGACATATCGTCCCACCACTCTCTAGCACCCCCAAAGCCTCTTTCATCTTTCTTTTTCTTAAAGCGCTGTATCCACTCTCTAGCTTCGCAGTCTCTCATGTGCTCAATAGTTTCAGGGCTGATTGTGACATTTGATGGTGCGAGTCTTTCCGTAGGTACAGCTTTTTCTCTTTTTTGAGGCTTCATTTTTTGCTTAAAATGTTCCAAGCTGTTGCGGCGCAGAGTGGTACTTGTCCATTTCCAATGGCTTTAAGTCTGTCCATCCTAGCGGCCACCCCATCAGCCACTCTACCCACGTTGGGTTCAGCTTCCCACTGGTCGGATGTACCGATTGACTCAGCATAATTTGCTTTCCTATTTCTACTCTGCGCTGAATTGATGGGTTGCTCATGTTTCCCCTGTCTCTGTTGTCTGATGCTTGCGGCGTGGGCCAGATGTTCTTCTTCGCCATCATTGCAAGTGTTGGGCGCTGATTTGAGCTGCCCACTGATGTATTGAATCTTCCCGTTCCAGCATCTATCGATACAAGAGTCGGAAATGTTTGTCGCTTTTTTAGCGCCCTCCTGCTGTTGCTCCCACCGTCTAATCCTGTTGTGTTGGGTGTGTGAAAGCTGTCCACGCCATTTGGCGACAATCCAGATTCTGTCCCTCTGATGGTTTGCTCCAACGTCCGCTGCTCCCAGCACTCCCCATTTCGCATCAAACCCCATTGAGGCCAAGTCTCCGAGAACTCGTCCAAGTCCCCTAGAAGTGAGCATTGGTGAGTTTTCCACGAAGACGAATCTGGGTCGTACTTCGTGAATGATGCGCGCCATTTCTCCCCACATTCCGCTTCGCTCTCCGTCAATTCCTGCGCCTTTTCCTGCTGCGCTGATGTCCTGGCACGGGAATCCTCCAGATACAACGTCAACAATTCCTCTCCAAGGCTTTCCGTCAAAGGTTTGAACGTCATCCCAAATCGGGAAAGGCGGGAGAAATCCGTCATTTTGTCTTGCGGCAAGTACGCTTGCTGGATAGGGTTCCCACTCAACTGCGCAGACGGTTCTCCATCCAAGCAGGTGTCCCCCAAGTATTCCTCCACCAGCGCCCGCGAAAAGAGCCAACTCATTTAAATTCTCCTTCATGATGCCAAATGTGGATAGTTAATAAAAAACTGCGCCTCAGAGCCGTACTCAGCAATGAATTGCCCAGCATCTCGATGCCTCCATAGGCTTACGATAGGTTCTCCGTCTGCTATGCCCTCGTAGTTCCTCTGCTTTCTGCACAGCAAGTAGCAGTCAGGTTCAGTCTGTCGGGTGCTCATAACGCCTTTGGCTCGGTAATCATCTTCCTTAGCCTTATTCCGCCAAACCATAAATAGGTTGTCCACTTGGTCGGTGATGGAGCCACTACCCTTGGTGTCATGCTTGTCGGGCATGTCGGTCTCTTTGGCGGGCTTTTTAAGATGATGCACAAGGTGGATGTGGATATTGCAGTCTTTAGCCAATGCACAAAGTTGGTCAACAAATGCTTTCTGTCCGTTGTAGTCATCTTCATTCTTGACACATTTCATAAGAGAGTCAATAAACACATGAGTTATTTTAAGCTCTTGTGCACAATATTTAACCATGCCCAATACGGTTTCGGGGCGTGCGGTTCCTGTTTGGTCGTACAGCCACATCTTTTGCTTAGTCCAATAGCCAAAATCATCATAAAGCTCTTCTAGGGCAGTAATGCCTTCGTCAGTCTGATATTCGGGCGCATTGGGGTTTGTCCCCGAAAACATCCGGATCAGCCTCTGAATGGTCACTAGGGGCTTCATCTCAAACGATGCTATGCAGACACGTTCGCCTTGCCCCAAGAGGGATAGAGCAATCTGGCTCGTCACGTCAGTCTTGCCGTGGCCATTCTGCCCAGCCCAAACCGTCACCTCAGACGGGCGGAAGTCGAAGCTCTCATTGGTCTTTGGCCAAGGCAGGAAAGTTTTGGGTTCGGATAACTTCTGTCGAAGTCTAGCCTTAGCATCATCCACAAAATCTGCTGCTGGCTTGACCTTTGTTTGAGCTTCTGTCTCTTGTAGGTATGCTTCAAAGTCAATGCTGTCATCTAAAAATTCAGGCACTATATCTCTCCATCCATCCAGTTTGTTTCCAAGAAGGTTTAGTTGGGTCTACAACAGAAGCAACCACTAACTTGGGCTTGTTATCCACAGCCTTTTGGTACAAGGCCTTGACTCGTTTTTCATCCGTTCCAGTAATGCTGACATTTAGTCCAATCAAAAACCTCAAGTCAAGGTTTGCAATAGAGTCATTGTGTACACAAACGTCAAACCATTCTTTGGGAAGCTCGCACGGAAAGTCATTTACAAATACAATCTCAGGGATCATGCGCTGCTTGCGTAGGGCTATGATTTTGTCGTGACCTCTCATATAGCCCCCGCAATGATGCCAGAAGAGGTTTTGGGGTAGCGATCAGTAGTCTGCTTTTCAGCAGCAAACTGGTTAGCTTTACGCATCCAGTTGCGCCACGTCCCAACCCAGTCACTCTTAGCAGCGGTAAATTCGTAATCGCGGAACACCTTTGTTTGCTCAGCAAAGTCAACCAATGGGCATTCGGACTTCACCCAGGTCTTCATGTCGTCAGTAACCTCAAAATCTTTGGGACACTTCTTGGCTGGCTTCTTTGCGGAAGATGGTTCTTGTTTCTTGGTTATTGTTTCTTGTTTTATGTTTGGTTGAACGTCCGTTGCAACGACCGTTGAACGTTTGCTCAACCGCCGTTCAGCGGATGCTTTACCCGCCTTAGACGTCTGTTGAATTTTTGCCCTGTATTCCTCAATAACTAGGTCTGCTCGCTTGTTTACCCAGCCATCTTCTGTAAGCTTGAAAAACTCTTCTAAGACGGTCTGGACTTCAATTTCATGCTCTCGCATTCCTATCTGACGTGCAACAGATGCTACGCCGCTGTTCAACGGACGTTCATGAAGGTAGTAAAGATCTAACAAGCGCCTGTAGGCAATGTCTTCAAGTAAAGACAAATGATTGGTATGGGACATATAGTCCCCAATGTTGAATTGGAAATAGTGCATAAATCATCCTCGCAAACCTCCTGAAAGAAACTAACGGCAGGGGGGAGGTTCCCTTTTCGGTTGGCTCATGACTTCCAACCTATCCGCGTTACAAAACATCATCTCATAGAACCAGATCGGGCCTCACGTCCGCCTTGGTGACCAGCCCCTGGGTAGCCTCTTCTATTGCCAAAGCCAGCTTGGGGGACGCCTTACGCTTGCCGTTAATCAATAGGCTAAACCACGTCAGGGATATGCCCAAATGGGTTGCCATCTCACTCTTTGCGCCTCGTGGCTCGTCTTTAAAGTAGTCTGTCAGTGTCATAGTTGTCCCTTTCAGATCAGCAGTATGGCACAAACTTTTAGTTAAAACAACCCCAAGTTTTACTCAAGTATTTTAACAGTTGGTTAAATTGTGGTGTAATGCATGTACGCCGATACGGCGGTTATTAGGAGTGACGTGATGGATAAAGACGTGCGTAAGGTAGTTCCTTACACAACCCCCAAGGGCATCCAAATTGGATCCCGCTACACCCCCCCGCAGCACCGCATAACGCCTGAAGAGGAAGCTGTTCAGTTGGCTATGTTGGGCATCAAAAAACCCATGAATCCACTTGCGCAAGTTGTCTTGCAGATGGTTGCCATTTGTTTTGGTGCCTTCTTGCTTATCCAGTTTGTTAAGTGGTTGGGGGTTTAAATGAATCAAGAATACTACGAATGGCTAGAAGACCCTGTAGCCCAGCATGAGTACCGCAAGTTTTTACTTGAAGATGAAATGAAAAGGAGCCAACTACCCGACCCGTTTACCACCGATCCACAGGATTTCTTACAAACTTTACACAGGACTACATATGATCATTGAAAACAAACCTAAATCTTCTTTTAAGCCCGTTCCTGCGGGTCTTCACTTAGCACGCTGCTACCGCATCATTGACTTGGGTACGCAAAAAAGCGAATTTGAGGGAAACGTCAAGTTTCTCCGTAAGCTCAAAGTTTGTTGGGAAATCTTTGGCGAGGACGACAACGGTGACCCCCTTTGCACCGCCTCTGGTGAGCCTTTAATCATTACCAAGGACTACACCCTATCTTGGGCCGATAAAGCCACCCTACGCATTGATTTGCAGTCTTGGAGGGGCAAGCCCTTTACCGTGGAAGAACAGCGTCGATTTGACCTTAAAACCGTGCTGGACAAGTGGTGCATGTTGAATGTTGCCCATAAAGCCAAAAAGACAGGTGATGGCGTATATGCCAACATTGTGGCCATTACCCCTGTTCCTAATGCGGTTAAGTCTGCGGGACTTCCTGATGGCCATAACGCAGCCCAAATGTTCCAAATCAGCGATCCTGACATGGCGATGTTTGACACATTCTCAGACTTCTTAAAGAAACAAATCAGCGAGTCTCCAGAGTGGAAGGCCCAAAACAAGAAGTCGGGTAGCGGGTTTGATGATATGCCCAATGATCTTGATGAAGAGGACTTGCCTTTTTAAAATGGTATAATGGATACATACCTTTTTAAGGAGAAAGCATGAAGGTGTGTAAAAGTTGTAGCATTGAAAAGCCTCTTTTAGATTTTTATAAAAATCACTCTATGTCAGATGGACATCTCAACCAATGTATTTCTTGTGTTAAAAGCCGCATAAAAAAACATAGAGAGGTTAATTTAGAAAAAATTAGAGAGTACGACAGAAAACGAGGAAAACAACCCCATCGCATTGAAGCTGTTATTCGGTATCAAAAAACTGAAGCCGGAAAAACAGTAAGAAGAAAATCACAAATTGCGTATCGTGAAAGATACCCAATGAAATATGCTGCTCATCTTATTTTTAAGAAAGCAAAATGTGATGGATTGATTTCTAAAGTAAGCAATTGCTCAATTTGTAATTCAGACAAAAAAGTTGAAGGTCATCATGATGATTACACAAAACCATTGGATGTACGTTGGTTATGCAGAAAATGTCACGACGAATGGCATAGAAGCAATATTCCAATTTACAAGTAAATGTTTATTTTTTGAAGGAAAACTTAGGAGGCGGCATGATCATCACTAGAGCAGAGGATTCTGGACACTGGTATCAGATAGATGGCACCCCAGCTTATTACGTTACCGCAAAGAGTGGCGAGCAACGCTCTACAACGCTGCGTGACGCTCGCAAGCTCAACTTGCTACCCTCGGTCACCACCATCATCAAATGTGCAGCCAGCCCCGGTTTAGAGGCTTGGAAGCTCAATCAGATGTTGTTGGCGGCTTTGACCTTGCCCAAGATTGATGGCGAGCCTGAAGAAAGCTTTGTTCAGAGGATTGTCAAAGATTCTAAAGAACACGCCAAACAAGCTGCGGAGCGTGGTAGCGAGATCCATGCGGCTATTGAGACCTTCTACGAGGGCATCATGCTAGCCAACATGGCTGAATACCAAGTGGGCGTAGCACAAACGATAGAAGAGACTTTTGGCCGCTTAGACTTTAAGCCAGAGAAGTCTTTTGCCAGCAAGTACGGCTTTGGGGGTAAGGTAGATCTGCACGCAGAAAACGTGGTGATTGACCTTAAAACCAAAGAGTTTACAGACCCTAAAGACGTTAAGGGTTATCCAGAGAACATGATGCAGCTAGCGGCATATCGTGTTGGGCTGGGAATGCCTGATGCACGCTGCGCCAACGTGTTTGCATCGGTAACAGAGCCTGGCCTTTGCGTTTTACATGAGTGGTCTCAAGAAGAACTCAGTCAGGGCTGGCAGATGTTCAAAGGCTTGCTGGATTATTGGTACGCTAAAAATCAACTTGGAAAGGAAATATTATGAAATTTAAACTTGAAGTGTCTGCGGAAGACTTTAAAAAAATCATCTTTGCTCTGCAAGAGCTTCCATATAAAGAGTGCAGCGATCTGATGGAAGACATTGTTGCCCAAGGATTGGCTCAAAAAGAAGAGTACGAAATCTTTCAAAAGGACGTAGACCTCTTTATAGAGAACTGGGGAAAGCAAGTTGAGGAAGAGCTGGAGTTTGACTTCATTGAAGAAATCAAGAAGCCATCCAAATCCTCTAAAAACAAAAGGAGCAGCCGATGAAAAACCCTTGGTTGACAGAAGATGACATCAAACAGATCTTTTTCCAAACTAACAATCAGAACCCCAAAGGCTTCTATGCAGGAGATTTGGACATCATGGAGTTTGCCGATAAGGTCATCTTGGTGGCTTCACACCGTATCGCACAGACTGAACGAGCTATGTGTGTTCGCTTTGTTAACACCCTAAACACAAACGTGGGCAGGGCGTTAGAAGAGTACAGGGAGAATCTGTGAAGATTTCATGGCACGATGACAACATGTTTGACTACTCGTCAATCCTTATAAAAATTGAGCGCTTAGAACATGACATACATCAAGCATTGCTGATTAAACGTCATGCTGAAGCATCAAGATTGGTTGAGGATCTGATCAAGCAGTCCATTGTCTTAAAGCAGTGGATTGATTACCAGTAAAAAAAAGCCCCCAGAGATGGGGGCTAATTCCTTGAAGTGGCAACTGCAAGGTTGTGGGGTAATTGTAACCTATTACTGATCCAAAATGTTTTTTTAATTAGGGACGTGCGTATTGAAAAGCGGGTTTTTGCGCTGCTTGCATCTCTTCTGGAGTTACTGGTTGTTGAGGTTGATCTTTCTTTCTCATGTTCTCTAAAACAGATAATGCAACAGGTGAGGCGGTAGAAAGCAATCCCCCAAGTAATTGAGTTGGAATGGTTGGAATCATTTGCAATCCACCACCCAAAGCTCCAGCACCAGCAATACTAGCGCCAAGCTTATCGCCAGCTTTGTACCTATCCATGGCTTCCATGCCACCAGCGGCAGCAGAAGCGCCTCCAAGCGCTCCAGAGAGCATAGGGTTCCTAGCCATAAATCCAGCAACTCCCCGCAATCCTGATGCGATTTGTTGCCCCTGAGTGGGTGGGACTATAGGTGGCTTGGCAACTTTAAACTCAGGCTTGTAAACAGTTCCAGTAGCAGGATTGCGAATGTTTGCGCCTTTGCGAGTGCCCTGTTCAGCTTCATGGGCTTGAGCAAAAGTTTTTGCGCCACGATCTTCATATCCCATAGCACCAGCCCACTTCTGTACGGCGCTTTTGGGGGCTGCTTCTACGGGAGCTGGGCCGCCGCCTAAAATAGCTCGTTTTGCAGAGATTCCTGCGCCAGTTGCCGCTCCAACACCGGCACCAGCAAGCATAGCTTTTTCTTTTCTAAAGTCTGCTTCTGATGCTGGCGTAATGGTTGGTTGTGTTTCGCTTAGGGGGGCCTCTTCAGGTACTTGTGATGGGGTTGGCTCAAATCCACCTAGTGCTTGTATGTTGTTTACATAGCCAAGGGTTGACTCAGGTGGAGATTGCGCTTTACCCGAAAAGAAAGGATGATCTGGCCCTGCGTTATAAGCCACAGCAGCAAGGATAGGATCATTGTTGTATCTATCCATGTTCTGTTTTAGGTACTTGAGACCCGCCTCAAGATTTTTGTCAGCATCCCTCAAATCTTCTTCTTTGTAGCCTAGCAATTTTCCCGTAGCTGGCATAACTTGCATGATGCCAATTTCTCCAGAGCCACCAGTTTTGTTTTGCCTTAAACCGCTTTCTACATAAGCTAAAGATAAGGCTAGGCGAGGATCAACCCCAAGCTCTTGAGCTTTGGTAATGACTTTATCAGCGTTTTGTAATTGCTCTTTATCGAGCTTATCTAAAAAAGAAAGATTTGCCATGATTGCACCTTATTTGATACCAAGACGTTCTCTCAAAAAGCCTGATGTTATTGGGCCAGTGCTGGGCGCTGCGCCTTTGGGTATGCCTGTTGGGTAAGCAATATTCATTTGCTTTTCTCTGTAGCTATCAAACATTCTTTGAAATTCTTTAGTGTCTTCAAACTCATCGTAAGTCAACTTTGATTTACGCAATGCACTAGAAAGACTTGATTCAAAGTTTGATTTCTCTTTCAAGAATTTCAGCTTTTGATTAAATGTTCGTAAAGTATCATCCAAATTAGGCCCCATGGCATTGACCATCTGTTGCTCAAAGTTAGAGACAGATGTACCAGAACCTAAACCTTTGCGTTGTTCAAATTGGGTTATTGCAAGCAATTGACCAACCTCAGAAGCCCTATCAATAATTCTTTGATCAACACCAGATTCTGTCAAGATTTGTTTAATTGCAGGGACTCCAACGCTAAAGTTCCCAACTCGCAAGCTTTCATTAAGCAAATTACCAATTCCAGACAATACATCACCGCGCTTTAAGACACCCATAACCTGATCCATGCCAGGCTCTTTAAGTAACTTTTCCGTTCTGTCATAAATTGGCAATAAAGCTTTGGCTGATTTTCCAGAGGCCATAACTTCATCAGTACGATTTTGTTCGGACTTTGCGCCTTCTCTTGCAAGAGTTTTATTTCTTTCTTCTTGTATGTCTTGTTGTCTTTTTAACTCCGCTGGAGTTTGTGCGATTTTTGTTCCCTTAACTAGCTCTGCTGTTGCTTGTAACGCTTCTTGAGTTGGTTCAGGAAGAGATGTAGTGTTTCTCTTAACAACATCCCAATAGGTTTTTGCATCACCTTTGGTTCGCGCTTGGTCAAACTCTATGGCATCGGCTTCCGACATTGGAACAGTCATGGCTTGGCGACCAGCTTTTGGATCGCCCGGAACAAATCTTTCCACAGTAGTTTTTCCACCAAAAGGTGTATATTCTTTAGCTAGTTTATTAGCAAATCCACCGGGTTGCACAGATACAGAATCCAACATCAACTTGTATTCAGTTTCCAAAGCCTCACCAAGCTCTTTATTTCTATATTTAATAGCGGCAATTTTTGCTGGACTCATGGGTTGACCACGAACATTTAAGGTCGGACCAGATTCTTGGTTATCTTGAACCCTGCTATCAAGCATTTCCAAGCCTTTTTGCTTCATTGCTTGCTCCCTTTGAGCTTGAGCAAGTTGCAGACGCATTTGGGCAAGATCCATTTGCTCTTTTTCTTGTTGAGCTTGCACTCCGCGAACAGCTTTAGCAGCTTGTCCCAAGCCCTCACCAAAAGATCCCGTAGGAGTTGGTGACAACAATCCCTCAGCAATAGCTAGAAGAGTGTTGCCAGATCCTCGGTTCTGACGAGCTTCTAGTGTAGACATCAGTTGCTGCATAGCGGTGCTATAAGCCTCATCCGCAGAGGGTGACTCTGTTGCGCCTACTGGTTTAAGAGCGGCTTGTAGTGGAGATGTTGCCATGATGTTTATTTCCCCAAAACTTTAAATAATTCCAGCATTTTCTTCAGCACTATTTCCGCTAACGCCAGTTGTATATGCATCATTTATTGCTGAATTATTTCCAAAATAACCAGATATATCGCTAACTGATGGAAGATTGCTGAAAATGTTCTTGAGCCAAGGATTCTTTGGATCCGTGCCACTTCCAACTATTGCGCCCAATCCAGCAATCTGAGACAGCGGAGAAGCCCCATAAACGCCTGACATAGGCCCTTTATAGGTCTCTGTAGTAGACATGGGATAGGTGTAACCCTTAAGCAGATTGGACACGTTAGTAGCTTGTGTCAAGGGAGCATTGATCTTGGCTTGCTCAAAAGCTTGCTGCTCTGCGCCAGCCTTAGTCATGGCTCCAGCACCAGCTAATCCCAACGTCTGCGCTTGTGCGCCTAGGTTGCCTTGTAGTTGTGCTGCTTGGGTTTGCATTTGCCCTTCATTAATAGCGGCTTGCAGGGCTTGGGCATATCCTTGTTGTAAGGCTCCGGTTTGAGCGCCCAACAGATTAGCTTGCATGTCAGCAGCAGACTGTCCTAGAGCGTTTGCGTAGCGTTGGCTACCCAATCCACCACTACCCACAAAACCAGCCTTCAATTGAGGCATCAGGTTACGCTGGATGTTCTGCTGTTGCAGACGCTCCATCTCATTCACCACGCCTGTAGTGTAAGGATTCATTAAGGATTGAATCCTCTGAGGGGTCAACCCTTGAGCAACGCCCGAAGCAGTCTGTTGGGCTGCCGCAAGGCCTGGCTGATACGCTGTAGCGGCTCCAGGTACGGCGGCATAACCTTGCTGTTGCATGGCCGTCATAGGGGCTACAAGCTCTCCAGCAGGACGGTTCAAAGCAGCAGTACCTGCACCAGCTAATCCACTCAGGTAGTCCGTGTAATATTGTGGCGCTGTAGATGTAGATGTTTTGGTTGTGTTGACATCTGGCGCAATCGTACCTTGAAATAAGTTAGCCATGATTTTTCCTTGACTTTAAGTAATCTAGTGGTGATTTTAACGCAGTCGCATATTTTTTAGAATTCATTTTTTATCCAGCTTTTTTTTAGCATCAGACAAGTATTGCAGGGGACTTTTTGACTTTGGGGGTATTGAGTTAATTGACCCTGATCTTTTGTGGGTGCGAATTTCTTGTCTAAACTTGTCAAGCAATTTCGATCCAGCTTTTGTAGAGCCATTTCCAAGAGCAGCAACAATTTCGGAATCCAGGACATACTCCCCGTCGGCAAGCATTGCTGGAATATCGTCACTCTGTCCATCCCCAGGCCCCGCCACATGCGCTCCATGCCTAAAGTCACCACGCATTTTGCCGCCGTGGTTCATCAGTGGAACTGATAAGCCGCCTTGTGCATACTTTTGTGCTCTCACAGAACCACCAGCCGCCATTAGGGGAGGTACAAGTCCACCCTTCTTTGCAGCATAAGGCACATTCAACAAATTATCAATAGCACTTTGGTAAACGGAACTATCCCGAGATTCGTCATCCTTTTTTCCTAAGCCTAGAATGTCATCTATAGACTCTGCTTTACCATAATTATAGTATTTGTCCAAAGGATCGCTTGGCATTTGTGGGCTAATTTGTTGCATTGGAATACCTTCTGCGGCCGCTACGTTTCTATACAAAGAAAGAGGATCTATAAATTGTTTTTGATTTTCTTTAGTCTTTAAAAACTGTGGGCCTAAAAATGACATAGCACCAATAGCTTGTGCAGCGTCTGATAAACCAACAAAACTAGGTTGTTTTGCAGTAGATGGCGTAGCTGCTTTGGCAGTTGTGGGCTTGGCTGTAGTAGTTGTAGTTGGTGTGGTTGGTGTGGTTGTAGTTGTGGTTGGTGTACTTACCACCGCACCCGTATTTACATCAATTTTCTTGTCATCAATAACTACAGTACTGCTGTCAACAACTTGTACATTTTCGCCAGTTGTTTCTACTGCAACAATTTCATCAGTAATGGGGTCTCTTGTAATTACTGCGCCGCTACCTGAAACTGTATCTGTAACGGTAGTTGTTGTTGTGCTTGCGCCGCCGCCAGAAGATGTGCTAGTTGTAATTCCTGTATCATTATTTACATTTGTTGTAGTTTCTGTCTTGCCATCTGTTTGAGTTGTTGTAACAGTATTATTATTTGCATTAGTGGTGGTAACTGATGTTGCGCCTGTTTGAGGATCAACACTGGTTTCAACATTAATGTTTGGGTCTGCTTTAGAAACTTCTTGAGCAACAGTTGCTGGATTTTCCCCAGAATTTGTGGCATCAATTACTGTTTGATTGATGTCTTGATTGGTATTTGTCGAAACACCTTCTGATGACCCAGAAATAAAAGAATTGTCCAATATGTCAGCATTCACTTGCTCAACATTTTTTGACGTAACGTCAACTGGAGTTAATTCTGAACGATGAGCATAATTGTAAGAAGGCGTGCCAGGAACGTAGTCCCCAGTCATGCTTTTATAAAGTTCATTCAGATAGCGGGTATCTTCATCATCTCGGCTTGGATATTGACTAAGTTGATCAAAAATATCTTTTGCAAAACCTTGATCCATTGCTTTTTTAGCAATATCAGCAATTTCAGGAACAGCAAGTGCACCACCTATCTCAACAGCATCTAAACCACCAACTTTAGAAATAATGTCTTTAAGAAGAGTGCTACTTGACTTTGCCGCAGGAACTTCTTTTGCTTCAACGTCTATAGTGGTTGTAGGCTTTGCCGCAGAGTCTTTAACTCCAAAAGCTTTGTTGAAAGCATCAAGGTCTCCAGATGTGGCATACATTTTTTCAGCCATTTTCAAGTACTCAGATGGATTTGTTTTAGCAAACAATCTCTCATATTGTTCTTGAGTTAGGTTTTGCGGTTTTCCATTAACCTCATAGCTGTAGCCTGATGTTTGATCTCCAGTAATTGGCGCAGCAACCAATTGACCCTTTCCGCTAGAGTCATAAGAAATAACGCCAATAGATATGGGACGACCCGTTGAGTCAACCATTAATTGACCAGCTTTGGGTTGTGGAATTTCTGGCATGTAATTACCCGCAACCTGCACGTCAGGGGCTACTACAACCTCATTAATGGAACCAACATTTTCAACCGCAGTTTTTGTTGTACCCGCTACAGAATCCGCTACAGCCTTAGCTTCTTGGTCTGTTGCTCCAAG